CCGAGGCCAAAAGCGATTGGATCACGGTGTTTCTGTGGACTTCGTGCGACTGGCCTAAGGGCGCGATGGCCCATTTTGACGACTTTTTATTGCAGGTCGAAGATGACGAATCGCCGCCAGAAAATGGCGATATTGTCACGCAATTGTCACGAATGGCGGACGCGTTGGAGAAATTGGCTGCGCTGGATTGGGGTGAGGCGCAGTCCAGATTGTGTATCCAGGCAATAAGCAGACAGATGAGGGAGCTATGACAACGGTGACGGTTATGATCCCGTCGCGCAACGAACCGCTCCTTAACAAAACAATAGAAGACTTGCTCACAAAAGCGCGGGGCGAGATTGAGATTATCGCCGTCCTGGATGGGTACTGGCCTGAATCGGTGATCAGTGATGACAGGGTGCATTATATCCACTTTGGCGTTTCGCGCGGAATGCGCCCTGGGCTGAATGCCGCATTTGCCATCTCTCACGGGCAGTATGTAATGAAATTGGACGCGCACTGTATGGTTAGTGCGGGATTTGATGTGATACTGTCCGAGGCGTGCCGCGAGAACTGGGTGTGCGTTCCGTCTCGGTATAGTCTGGACGGCGAACAGTGGCGGCGTGTTTGCGTCGGCGGCAGGCATCCGATCAATCATCTCTACATCGACCTGTCAAATGATGGTCTCAACGGTAAAGAGTGGCAGAAAAAAAACGGGCCGCAGTCAGTTGATGGTCCTGAAATTGAGGATATCATAATCTGCCAGGGGTCGTGCTATTTTATGCACCGCAATCACTGGACGGCAATGGGTCTGTTGGACGTGGAACATTACGGCACGTTTCGCAAAGATCCGCAGGAAGTGTGTTGGAAAACGCTCACAACCGGTGGGCGCGTGGTTCGCGTCAAATCATGCTGGTATGCTCACCTCCACAAGGGGCGCCGGTGGGGTCGGGGTTACAAGCTCGGACAGGCCGATTATCGCAAAGGCGACGAATACGTAAAACAGTGGTGGACAGATTCGGCTTTTGATGGTCAACAAATTCCATTTCGTGAAATTGTCCGGCGATTTCCAGATATGCCGGGATGGGAGGGACATGAGTGGATGACATCCTGATTAGTGTCTGCATTCCGGTGATGAACCGCCGCCACGATTTAGAGCGCACGATAGGCAAGACACTTGCCGCCGCAAAGATCAGCCCACCAATCAACGTGTGCATACTAGATTATGGTAGCAGTGGCGGATTGAGCGAATTTATGGAGGCCTTGGTGCCTATGCCGATAGTGTTCAATAAGCGAAACAACATCGTCTATGCCCGGTACAATGCCGATCATTATCACAATGCACACGCCTGGAATATGGCAGCGAGAATGGGCGCGGGTGAATATCTCGTTATGGCGGGCGCCGACGCATTATTTGATTTGCACTATTTTGTCGAGATTCGCCGCTTGATTGACGGGGGCGCGATCTGGATGCGCGGGCCGCATTTCAAGGGCATCATTTGCGTACAGCGTGACGAGTTTGACGCGGCGGGCGGATATGACGAGCAGTTTGAATTTTACGGATCAGAGGACAAGGATCTTGAGGCGCGGCTTACTAGGCGCGGTGGTCAATTCGGCCTCGTGCCCGACAGTCTGGTCAGCGTTCTTCGCACGCCTAACAGCGAAAAGACGCGGAACTATCGGGGGAATATGACCAAGCAGGAAATGATCGAGCACAACCGGCGAATCCTGGAAGCAAATAATCAGGCGGGCGTTCTGGTAGCCAATGAGGGGCGGGTATGGGGACAGTGGTAATTGTCGATTTCGCCCACTGTGGCACGACGATGCTGGCCGGCATCATTCACCTACTGGGCGTGCCGATGGTCGGGCATGACTATAATGCCGCCAAATGGGAGGATTTTGAAATTAGTCGAGCATTGCAGAATGGCGAGGCAGCATTTGCAGCCGTGGCGAGGGAGCGAGACGCGACTTTTGGGAATTGGGGGTTCAAATGCCCCGGCATCTGGAATCAGATCGATGTACTCGACCGCGTGTTGATTGAGCCGGTCTATCTGGCAATATTCAAAGATCCGGTCAGTGTTACCCTGAGGCGGTTCGGCAATGACAACGGGCGGCGATTTCGCTATCTCAACGATACTATGCGTCAGATGAAAAAGGCCATCGACGGAATGGGCGCAACGGGCCGCGACATTTCGCTATTCAGTTACAGTCGGGCGGTAGGTGCGCCGTGGCAATTCGTGCGAAAAGTGGCGAGCGTGATCGGCGCTATACCAACAGCCAAGCAAGCTGAAGCTGCGGCGGGATTCATTCGGCCAAACACCGGCGGGCCGAGGACGGATTATCCGGCAGTGTGGGAGTATATAGCGCAGTATGATTGAGGGAGAAAATGAGCTATTCACCTACGCCTGAAAAATCTACAGAGGTGATGGATTTTCCAGCAGCAATGCAGGCAGTGATCGGCGGGAAATTCATTACCAGGATCGAATGGAACGATTCGACGATCCTGGGCGGGCGGCATAACGGGATTTTGATGTTGTATATTAACAACGATTGGCACCAGTGGATTGTCAGCGATGGCGATCTGCTGGGGCAGGACTGGATTGTTCTCGGTGATTGATTTATCCGTTCTCATTCCGGCACGCAACGAGCGATGGTTGGCGCGAACGATTGCCGACATTCTGGAAAATAGCCGGGCCGAAACCGAGATCATTACCGTTCTGGATGGTGCGTGGGCCGATCCGCCGATATTACAGAACGATCGGGTGACGGTTGTGTACCATCCGGTGAGCGTCGGTCAGCGAGCAGCAACAAACGAGGCGGCGCGACTGGCGCGGGGCCAATTTATAATGAAGTGTGACGCGCACTGCGCCTTCGGGGCCGGATTTGATGTAGCACTGATGTCGCGTTGTGAGCCGATGGATACGGTAATGCCCGAACAGCGCAATCTGCATGTATTCGACTGGCAGTGTCAGAAATGCGGGGCGCGGTGGTACATGGGACCGGAGCCGACAGAGTGCCCGGAGTGCGACAATACAAGCGAGTTTGAACGCATCGAGATATGGCAGCCGAAGGCGAACAGTCGAAATCGGCATTACTGTTTCGATAGTCAATTGCATTTTCAGTATTGGCGCGATTACAAAAAGCGCGCCGGCAATGGGGTAATGGTCGAATCAATGTCGCTACTCGGCGCGTGTTGGATGATGCACAGGGTGCGTTATTCTGAGATTGGCGGGCTTGATGAACGGCACGGCTCGTGGGGCCAGATGGGGACTGAGGTCGCGTGCAAAACGTGGCTGTCCGGCGGGCGGCTATTGACCAATCGGGCGACGTGGTTCGCGCACATGTTCAGAACGCGCAAGGGATTTTCATTTCCCTATCCGATGCGAAGCCAAGATCAACGGCGAGCGCGCGAGCATTCGTGGTGGTTATGGGCAGAAAGCAACTGGGAACAACCACACAAACCGCTATCGTGGTTGCTGGATAGATTCTGGCCGATTGTGCAGGGCGATGTCGAGCACTGGACGGCAGTGGATAGGGAGGCACAGAGGAAAAGAGATTGTGGCAACTAAAGCCTGCCTCTATTATACGTGCTCGACGCTCGATTCTCGCATTGCGCGGGCCTGTAGGGAGCAATTGGACAGAGCACGAGGAAGTATACCGCTGGTGAGCGTGTCTCGTTCGCCGCTTGGATACGGGCAGAAAACGATTGTCATTCATGGCGAGCGAGGCGTAGAGACAATGCACCGGCAGATTGTAGCCGGTCTAAAGGCAATTGAATCTGATGTTGTTTTTATGTGTGAGCATGATGTTTTGTATCACCCATCACATTTTGAATTTACACCGTCGCGCCAGGACGTGTTTTATTACAATACGAATGTCTGGAAATTGCGATACGATGATGGACACGCAGTCTGGACGGACGATCTACAGCAGGTAAGCGGGCTGTGCGCCTGGCGTGAAATGTTGCTTGAATATTACTCGAAGCGATTGGTTAAATTGTGGGTCGACGGCTGGGACAGGCATTATGAGCCGGGGCCGAAAACGGGAAATTACCGAACCGAGAATTGGCAAAGTCCGCATTGCAATCTAGACATTCGGCATGGGCGCAATCAGACCAGAAGCAAGTGGAAGCCGTCCGAATTTCGCAATCAGCGCTATGCAAAAGGCTGGCGGGAAACGGACGACATTCTGCCGGGATGGGGCAAAACGGGGCGCGAGATAGTCGAGGACATACGATGCAACTAATTCAGGACGCAGATGGCACTGTCTGGAAATACCAGGGCGATACGCCGCCAGCGGGCTGCCGTTGGATGTCGCCAAACGTGGGCACAGTCAAAATCGCAGGGGAATGGCGAGGACCGACGGGTGAAAAGAGAGTGCCTTGTGAGATATACAGTCGCGTAGTTGGCTACATTCGCCCGGTGAGGCAGTGGAATGTCGGCAAGCGCCGCGAATGGGCGGATCGGGTGACATATAGGGTGGAATTGTGAGCGAGGGAACAGCGGTTCATTTTTGGGCGCTTATTGCCAAGGTTCAAACAATGGCGGATGGCGGATTGAGAGTTTATCTCGATCTGCCAGAGGACGCAGTTGAGACGGTGGCCGTCTTGATGGAATATAAACGGCACGGGGTTGTGGCCGATGTGAGAATACAGCCGAGACAGGAAGATGACAGCGGAAAATCGGGAAAAACAAGTAAACCCAAGCTCTGAGCAGTTAGAGACTATCTTGGCGCAGTTGACAACAGATCAGATGCGCTTTATCGTGGCGCGTCAAGACGTGGCTACCGATAAAGCCGCTGCTGAGCAAATTGGTGTATCGCCTGACACTATTTCGAGATGGAAACGCGAAGGCGTACCGATTGACGAGGCGGTGCGGTTGATGGCCTTTGATGGATTGGTGACAGCGCTGCATATCCGCAAGCGAAACCTAGCCAAGGCGATGGCCGTCAAGGTCGCAGGACTGAATAGCGACGATGAGCGGTTGCGTCAAGGTGTAGCAACCGAGGTCATAGAATGGGAGTTGGGTAGGGCGACAAGTCGGCAGGAAGTTAGCGGCAAAGACGGCGGTCCGCTTGTCGTCAACTTTACCAGCAACGTAGACGATGGCAAACTATGATGTTGATCTATCGTTCTATGGCGATAACAAGGCGGCGATAGAATGTCAAGCGCCAGAGGTGTTGCTCATTGGCCCGGCAGAAACGGGCAAAACCATCGCACTGTTGTGGAAATTACATCGGATCGCGTTCAAATATTCAAACGCAAGCCTGGTGATTTTGCGAAAAACTTTAACATCAACATACGGAACTGTGCTGCGAACGTTCCAGGAGAAAGTTGTTGGAGAAACAGGCCTGAAATTGTGCGTCGATACCTATGGCGGCGAAAAGGCGCAATGGTTCGACTATCCGAATGGATCACGAATCTGGGTCGCCGGCCTGGACAAATCGAGCCGTATTCTGTCAGCAGAGCACGATATTATATACGTCAATCAGGCCGAAGAGCTGACAATGGACGACTGGGAGACGCTGACCACACGCACGACGGGCAGAGCGGGCCACATTCCACATCCGCAAACGATAGGCGATGCCAACCCAACTTATCCATCGCATTGGATGTACAAGCGAGAGACGATTCGGCGCTTCTACTCGTGGCACCGGGACAACCCGACGCTGTACGATGGACAGGAATGGACAAGGCAGGGCGAGGAGACGCTCCGCCGGCTGGCCAACTTAACGGGGCTGCGGCGGGTACGGCTATTCGAGGGCAAAGCAGCGCAGGCAGAGGGCGTTGTATATGAGGATTGGAACGAAGCGATCCACGTCATCGAGCCGTTTGCGATTCCCGACGATTGGCGGCGATTTCGCGTCGTCGATTTCGGATTCACAAATGCCTTTGTCTGCCAGTGGTGGGCAGTTGACCACGATGGACGCATGTATTTGTATCGGGAAATCTATCATACCAAGCGGCTTGTCGAGGACCACGCTCGGCAGATTGTGGCACTGAGCGAGGGCGAGCGAGTCGAGGCGACAGTATGCGACCACGACGCAGAGGATCGAGCAACATTGGAACGGCATGGAGTGCCAACGATTGCGGCACAAAAAGCGGTGACGGTGGGCATTCAGGCAGTACAGGCGCGGCTGAGAGTGCAAAAGGACGACAAGCCGAGGCTGTATGTATTCAGGGGCGCGCTGGTCGAACTCGATCCAGAGTTGGATACAGAACATAAACCGACCTGTACGAAGGATGAATTTGCCGGCTATATCTGGGAAAAGACGCCCGATGGCAAGCCGAACAAAGAGACGCCGCATAAGGCCGACGATCACGGAATGGATGCTGTACGATACGGGGTGATGTATCTGGACAATGAGACGCAGAGCAGCGGCGAGACCGTACACGCCGATCCAGAAATATATCGAGTCGAACACAAGAGCAGATTGTGGGATAGGTGAGGGAAAATGGTATATCTAGAGTTCGACAATGGGCGCGTATACCTAAAAGACGAAGACGGCAGGCGGTTGTGGGAAAATATACCTGCTGGCTGGTGGAAGTGTAGATATTGTGGTGGGCTGGTACAGGATAGTGAATCAAAATGTCCAAACTGTTACGGCGGGCGCAAACCCGAATATCCCAAGCTGCCCCGCAATTTGAAAACAAGGCGGGGGATACTTGAGTTCACATACGAAATGGTATATGGAATGAAGCCGGGAACCCGTCTGCCATTACCAGATGAGACAATCGTTTATGGCGATGGGTGGTTCATTCATTTTGCAACCGATACCTATATGCTCAAAGTGATGAGTCCAACGTTACCTTATCAGGTGCGAGAGGGCGAGCAACTATACCGATACGCGCCCATTTGGGAATATGACGAAACAGGTATGGCAACGTTCAAAGGCTGGACATAATGACAAAACGAAGACCAATCAGATCGCGCATACTCGAATGGCTAGACGCTGCCCCACGCAACGCAGTGGAAAGCGCTTGGACTCGTGGCTATGAATCGGGCTATGAGGATGGCAATGACGAGCCGACGCAAGGCACCGTTCGTTCACAGGGCTACACGAGGGCGACGGCAGCCGGCAGTGCCATCAAGGAGCTGGGCGACCTAGACCACGACAAATTACTCAATGTGGTGTGGGCCATTTTCCTATCGAATCCGGTCGCCAAGCGCTATTTGCAAATCAAGCGCGATTACATTTTAGGTCGGGGCGTACAGCCGACGACAGAGGACGAGGCGCTGCAGGAATTGCTCGATGCCTTTTGGATTGACAATGACCTCGACCGGCGATTGAGAAAATTCGTCCTGCAGTGGCGGCTATTTGGCGAGCAGTGTTATCCCGTATTTGTCCGCGAGTCGGACGGGCGTGTACGGCTCGGCTATTTTGATCCGACGCAAATTGAGGATGTAATATTGCATCCTGAAAACGCACTTGAAAAATGGGCCGTCGTCATCAAGCGCCAGAACGCGGCAAAAGTCAAGAATTGGCAATTTGTGCGGCGCGACAAGCAGGTGTATCGCATCGTCCGCAGGGCTGAGCCGGTAGTGATGGATGATGATACTGTTGCCACCGTAGAGCATGAGGGTCGGCTTGTCACCTGGGAGCAAACGGCGCTTGAACCCTGGGAAGAGAAAATGCTGGCCGACCACGGCCTAAAAGAATACACCGGCACGTGCTTTTATTTTACCGTCAACGATGTAGCCAACCAGAAACGAGGCTATAGCGATTTGTTGCAGGTTGTGGATTGGCTCGACCAACTCGACAACACGCTTTTTTCTCTGGCCGACCGGGAGGAATTGGCGGCGCTGTTCTCCTGGGATGTGACGTTAAAAGATGCAGATGAGCCGCGCGTCAAAGAGCGGGCGCGACAAATTCGCAAAAATCCGCCGAAACGCGGCAGTTTCCGCGTTCACAATGACAAAGAAGCGTGGGAAATGAAAATCGCCGATCTCAAGCAGATTGGCACGGTCCAGACGGAAAAAGCTTTGCTCATTCATTCGCTGGGCGGGTTGGGCATGCCGCATCACTGGTATGGGTATGGCGACGATACCAATCGGGCTACGGCACATGAGCAAAATCAACCATCCTGGCGCACAATGGAACACGATCAGGACGAGACAAAGGATGCCATTTTGTTCATACTCCAATTTGTGCGCGATCAGGCACTCATTGCGCGTATCTGGTCCGGTGAGGCGGATGTAGATTTGCAAATGCCCGAGATGTCTGGCAGTGACATCAAATTGCTATCCGAGTCATCCGGGCAATTGGCTGTCGGTCTGGCGACAGCAAAAAAAGAGGGCTGGATCACGACCGACACGGCGGCAGAGGTATGGGCGACATTGATGGCTGAGTTGGGTGTGACGTATGTGCCATCTGAGGAAGTCGAGTTGGCAAAAGCCGAACAGGATGCAAAGCCGCCGCCCCTGCCACCGCCATTCATGGGGCAGCAGACAGATAGCGGAACAGAGCCAGATATAGGTGAGGAGAACGAACAGGAATATTTAGAGGAGGTGATGGCAGCGGCAAGCGCTGCCCCCTTTCCGAGAAGCGATCCCTGGGGCCGTTATCCGTAGAAACCTGGACGGTGAACCCGATCCGCAAGGTGGCGAAAAGGATCGGTCTGAGTATGAATTGCAGCAGGCACTTTTACAATTTTGGCGTGGACAGGTCGAGCGCATCAAGGACAGGCTGAGGCCGGGCATACCACGAAATCGGAGAGAGGCAAAGGCGCCGCAGAGCCGGCTTGATGCCTCGTTCTGGTCGGATGAAAACCGCGAGTTGCTGGCCGTTCTCATTCCAGCTCTATCTGATGCGTCACAGGATGGCGCAGAGTGGATGGTAAATTGGGTAGACAGTACGCTGGGCATCGGCATCGACTGGACGCTCATCAATGCCGATGCAGTAGAATGGGCGCGAAAATATGCTGCCGAGTTGGTGCGAGGTATCAATAGCACGACGCGAGATCAGATCAAGCGTCACGTTTCGGCTTGGTTGGATACGCCGGGCCGCACGATGGGCGATCTGTTTGCAGAACTAGAGAGTCTGCCGGGATTCAATGAATCACGCGCACAAATGATCGCGGTGACGGAAATCACGCGGGCCTATGCTGAAGGAAACAAATTGAGCGCACAAAAATATGAGGACGAAGGACTATTTACCTGGAAGCGAGTCTGGCAGACGAACAACGATGACAAAGTGTGTCCGCTATGCGCGCCATTGCACGGCACAACAGCAAAGGGAACAGATGGCGAATATGAGGACGGCACACAGCATCCGCCACGACATCCGCGTTGTCGATGTTGGGAGAATTGGGAGCCGGACATTTCGCGGGTAGCATTTACCGTCGCTAGAGGTGCAACAGATGCAGAGATAGAAGCAACAGGAAATTTATTCGTCTTTAACGAAGGATCGGACTGGACGCCCGACGAGAGAGAAATTGCAGATCGTGCGCTGGAAAAATTAAGCGCACTGAATCCGTTCAGGGATATAACGGAACTAGTACGAGTAACTGGACAAGAAGAATTTGTAGCGTATTCGTTGGGAGATGGTCGGGTTATGGTGGGGGATGCCTTTTTCGACGAGTTTTATCAGCGCATACTAAACAAATCCTATGGGGGGCGACCTGGTGTATTAGCTCACGAGCTAGGGCATGAATTAGCTGAGCAGATGATACCAGAGCAGCGAGCCGCTTATGCAGATATTTTTGCTAGGAATAAGAACTGGTGGCGCGATAATTACGATAAGGTTGGCATCAAGACCGACTATTCGAACATCGACGAGGTAACATTGAGGTACTGGCCATCGTATCAGGCCATGAACGGATGGCAGGAGGATTTGGCAGAGAGCTATCGAGTTTATTTGAGGGCTGGCGGCGAGATGGGGGATCTTGGTGAGAGGCGTGAGCTAATTCAGGAGTTATTGCGGTGATTTCATCGCGGCTAGTGGATATACAGAGTCAATTAGAAACTGATCCTGGCCGGTGGTTTCCGGACGGAAAGACAAATCGACGGGCAGCAAATCAAGAGTTAGGGCGAATGGTAGGACAAGCCCTGTCGGTGTTTGACGAATGGGCCTTGTATGCTATCGCGATGTATGGGCGTTATATTGTCGCCAATTCACAAGACGAAACCGGGACAGCCATCACGATCAGCCAGTGGATAAAGTCAGTCGAGCAAGGGGCACATGTTTAGCAAAGCCCCAAAGTCACCACAGAAGACGGTTTGTCCACTAGGGGCAAATTCCAAGTTCGGGTGATCGGCGGGGTACGCCCAAGTGTTGAAATTACCCCTTGATTGTTCGAATGCGGCAATAACGGCGCGAGTCGGGGACGTGAAATAAGTAATCCATTGTCCCGTGTTGAGATTAAAAACGTGTGTTTTCATAGGAACCTTTCTAATACAAAAACCCACCCGCCTCAACCAGCGCTACTGTCTAGGCAACGCAGGAGACGGGCAGGTCAAAAAACAAACAAAAAGCACGGTATTGCCGCATTGCCTAGACAGATATAGTATATCATTTTTGGGATGATTTGTCAATGACCGCTGAATTAGAAATCAAAGGGCTAGATGAGGTCCAGCAATATCTTGCCAAATTCCCGGCACAGATTAACGCTGACCTGCAATCGGCAATGAAGGGTGCCGCCGCTTTGGTCAAATCTAGGCTTAACCAATATCCTCCGTTATCTGAGGCCAACACGCCGCCAGGGCCAAACGGCTATTCGTGGTATGAACGGGGCTACGGCGTGCAAACGGTAACGGGCAAAGGCTATCCTGTTTCTAAAGTGTTAGGGCGCTCGTGGACAAGCGTCGTCAAAGGCGAGGGAATGGACGTAAAAGGCATTATCGGCACGCCCGTTTCGTATGCGCCTTTTGTACACGACGAAAGGCGCCAGGCTAGTTTCCATCGACGGCGAGGATGGCAGACAGCACAGGCAGTATTGGACAAAAACGCGCCGGTTATACAAGAGTTTTTTGACAAGATGATTGAGCGAATCATTGCCAGGGTGTCTTGAGGGAGACAGTATGAAATGGTTTAGATGTCCAAAATGTGGATTTGTGGATACGGCAAAAACGCAGATCGAAATTACAGCCTGCTTGCGCCTTGAGGACATACAGAAAGAGCCATACGGCGCGCTTATATATGATGATTATGAGTATATTCAGAATCCGCGCGCTTTGCAATGTGTCATTTGCGGATCAACCGTTGCTGTAGTAGAGAAACCGTGTCATCACGACTGGGGCCGCATTGAATGGGGCTATGGCGGCAATAAGGGCCAGGCGCGTCAACAATGCCAGCGATGCGGAGAGTATCGTTATGGCAAGGGCAAAAGCCCAGCGTGGGAGAGCGCATGACATCCGATCTTTCACCCGCAGCCATCAAATTGGCTCGCCGCCTGCAGGCATTACCAGCAGGTCGATTCTATTTGGCAATTTTGTACAAAGCCGCTAAAATATGGTTGCTGGGCATTTTGACACCGAGGGGGATCAAAGCAGAGAGGATACAGGGGGAGTGAAATTATCTGGAGAACAATTAGACGCATTAGAGGATTTATTGTCAAGGCGCATGGATATGCAGTATTGGCTATTTGCTATGTGGCAAAATCGGGATAAGAGATCAGAAATCGCCGAACAGTTTTATGAAACGTGGACGAAGCACCGAAGGGAGTTTGAGTCGTGGTGGTTGCTTGTTAAAAACGTTTTTGGGGGAACGCAATGAAACTATCCAGACGTGATATGCTAAAAGGATTCGGCGCATTCATTGCCGGTCTGTTGATGGGCGCGGCAAAGGCTGAGATGAAGCAAGACGAGCCAAAGATGCAAGAGGCTGATGACATTATTGATGAGGGGTGGGATTATAACAAATGGGTCACGCCTCTCGATTCCTATCGTGATTTCGGGCACACTTGGGCTTGTGCATCATGGTATGCGCGGATACATACGCGCGCGCCAACTGTTGACGACTGGCCAGTCGTGTCGGGGGTGACTATAATGTGGTTTGCAGAAAATCCTATTCCCGAGGGATGGGTAGAATCAGGCAAAAACGGCACGCCTAGGGTGCTAAATTACATTATAGGCGGTATTGATATGGTACAAGAACCCGACGTTATTTTCATTACGAAAGTCTAGTTAGGCTAACAATTACATATCCGCCCGCACACCAGCGGGCTAGAGCACCAGGAACGGGCAATCGCCCGATAACACGGGGCTAGATTTTCAGAGTGATGTTAAATCGTCGCCGGAATCTAGCCCCGTTTTGTTTTGGAGGTAACAAAATGCCAGTACCACAACCGAACGAATCAGAGCAGGATTTTGTTTCTCGTTGTACCCCCATCGTTATGGAGGACGGCACGGCGGAGGACAACGAACAGGCTACCGCTGTTTGTCATTCAATGTATAGGCAGGCACAGGAAGCGGTCAGAATTGACGTTGCCGTTACGCCGCGGCTCATTGAGGGCGCGCAGTTTACAGGGAAAGCCTGGGACGTAACCATTATCGGCGCCGAGGATGGCCAGCCGCCGCTTGTCGTGGACGGGCGAGAGTTCGTCGTCAGCAAAAACGGGAGACTGTACGCCGTAGACGCATTGCGCGCATCCGCGTCTATGTGGGAAGGGGTCAAAGTCTATGACAACCATCTCACCGATGCAGAATTTGAGCAGCGCGGCGGGATGCGCTCTGTCAAAGACGAATGGATTGGCACACTGCTCAACGTGCAATGGAACGAGGGTCGGCGCCAGTTGCGTGCTGAATTTCGCGTCGTAGACGATGCGCTGGCGGCCAAACTCAAAAGCGCCCTAGACGAGGGCGTGCTAGGATCAATCGGGTTGTCAATCGACGCCTTTCCGATTGTCGGAAACGCTGTCTTGCACGAGGGCAGACAGTGGCCGGTGATCGAAGGCTTCGAGAAAATATTATCAGTGGATTTAGTTGCAGAGCCAGCAGCAGGGGGACGGTTCAATCGAATTATCGCGGCGAAGCAACCAAGAGAAAAAACACAAGGAGCAATGCAAATGGCTGAGAACGAAACCAATGAGAACGTTCTGACCAAGAACGATGTGGCAGAAATGATCTCGGCAGCCTTGGCGGAAGCCCTCGCCGCGAAGGACGCCGAGAATGAGCCGGTCGAAGAGGCCGAACCGGAACCGGAGCAAGCGCCGGTTGAAGAGGCCGAAGACGAGCCAGAAGACGAGGCTGACGACGTGACGGAAAAAGTCGAAGCCGAACTCGAAAAATTGGCAACAGAGCGGGCGCAATTGATGGTTGACCGCAAGCTGATGGCTGCTCGACTGAACGAAAAACACGAGGCCATTATTAGATCTGCCGTCAATGGGCGCAAAGTCACAGAGGCATTTGTAGATGGCTTGATCAAGCAAGCCAAAGAGGCCCAAGCTGGTGCCGATCCATCGGGGCGCGTATCGGGTGCCGGCAATGCACCGTCGCCACAAATCGTGCTTGACGAGCACGAGAAAGCCGCCGCTGAGTTTTTGCGGATGGTTGCGGGTAACACCCGTTTTCGTGGTCTGGAAAACATCGAGGACGAAGACGTTGCCCACCGCCTGCATGAGAACATCGGCTACAAGGCCTGGGTCAAAGACGGCAAACCGCGCGACGGGTATGGTATGCGCCGTCTGTCCGACTGGGTTTACCAGTACTGGGGCGATCCGCTGGATGCCTCCCGCTTTTATGAGGCATCGACGACCAGTTCAATCTCGTCAATCGTCAAATCGGCACTCAACGTGATGCTGGCTGCCAACTATGCCACGCGGCACAAATGGTGGCTGCCGATTGTCCGAGAGGAAGAGATTGACACCATCGACGCGCCGACGCTGGTCCGCGCTTATGGGCTGGATATGCTTGACGTGGTGAACGAAGGCAATGCCTACACCGAGATGGGATGGGTAGATGAGGAAGAAACCGCCGCTTTCGTGAAGCGCGGGAACTACGTGGGCGTGACGCTCGAAGCGATGCTACGCGACAAAGTGCAAGTCATTCGCACGCTGCCCGAGCGACTGGCAACTTCGTGGTACAACTCGATTTCATACCGCGTCAACCAGGTATTCGACGGCAACAGCGCCGCAGGACCAGTGTTGAGCGACACGGGCGCGTTGTTCAATAGCACTGCCGTTACCACGGGAGGCGGACATGCTAACCTGCTGACCGCCGCGCTAACCTACGACAACTATACCGCCTCGCGCACGGCTATGATGAAACAGACCGATCAGTACAGCGGCGCGGGCACGGAAAAAGGTGTTCGTATGTTGATCCGCCCGAAGTTTATTGTCGTTCCGGTTGACCTGGAAGGTACGGCCCAAGCGATCTTTGGGACCGAGATGAAGCCCGGCAGCGCCAACAATGACATCAACCCCTACTATAACGAGTGCCAAGTTGTCGTCGATCCCCACAGCACCGATACGAACAACTGGGCGCTGGTGGCAGATCCGGTAGAGTTCCCGGCGATTTGGGTGCTTTACCTGAGAGGCAATCGCGTGCCAGAGCTGTACAGTGCGGGTGATGAATCTGCAGGCGCGATGTTCACCAATGACACGCTGCGCTGGAAGGTTCGTCAGTTGACGTTCCGATTCAGCTCGACGTATGATTGCAGTCCTGTGTCGGATTTCCGCCCACTTCACAAGAACAACGTGAGCTAGTTTATCAGGGGCAGACCATCGCCCCTTAAGGAGACATAACATGAACGAGAATCAGAAAAAGTGGCTGGGGTATGCGATTGTCGTGGCTGCGATCATTCTGTCGAATGTGTTGTTCGGCTACGTGATTCCGTATCCCTCGCCGCCTGTGGAAATGCCATTCGGCGCACAGGGCTATACCAATTTCACCGGCTTGATTGTCGAAGCGCCAACATATCAGGCAACCAACGAGCCTGCAATGCAGGTGGACAATGACGGCGTGTCCAACGTGTTCGAGGTTTTGGACGGCGGCACACCCGCGCTGGTTGTGGACTCAGACGGCAATACCACCATCAGCGGCACGTGCAGCGGGTGCTCGGTCAACTCCGCTTCCGGTCTGCGCATCACCCAACCCACGGCAGCAACGACGGCGACGCCTGCACTGGCGGTGAATAGCCTTGCGGCCGGGGCAAACTTGCTGGAGGTCCAAGACGCGAGCACGCCCGTGTTTGTGGTAGAGAATGGCGGGGATCATACTATCGCCGGCAATGTGGCTATAGCACAACCAACGGCGGCGGCAACGGCAACGCCGATGGTTTATGCGAATACCGCGGCCGACGCGCCGGATCTGCTCGTTGTCGCAAAAGACGCCACGCCAGTCGTCTCTGTCCACAATGACGGAACGCTGGACGTTGAAGGTGATGTCGATGTCGGCGATACGTTGAACGTTGACGGCGATATCGATCTGGACGGCGACGGGTTCGACGTGAACATCACTGCAGGTTTCTCGATTGATGGTGACGCCGCGAGTAACATCAATATCAACACCGGCGATCTGACGATTGAGAACGAGGACAAATCGATCATTATCAAAGGCGACGAGGCGGCGGCGGACGCGATCTATCTGGATGCCAATGACGCAGCAGGCACCGGGGTTTCTATCGTAACCGGCGCGTCGGCGGGGCTGTCCATTGATGGTGGGCTGACCGACATCGGCGGTGGTACATACACCGTTGCGGACGGGGATAACGATTTGGGCGTCGAGGGTGACATTGAAACCAATGGGAACCTGGTGTTGTCCAGTGCCAATTATCCAGTTGAGCACGGCAGCGCCGGGCGCGAGATCTATTTTGGTGTGACCAGCGCGTTTACCGGCACGACAACGGTATTGAGCACGACGACAGGAATCGAGAATGTAGTGGCAGCTCTGTGCCAGGTGGATGACCCGGATGACGATTCTGGAGATGCGTTTTTGTGCATCGGCTCGCATACTGACGGTGATGTAACGCTGACGGCGCTGGATGACTCTGGCGATGAATCGACCGAGGTCGATACGACAGTCTACTACATTATCTTGGGCTACTAGGAGGCGAATAATGGATAACTATGTTGTATTAGGCTTTACGCTCGTCAATCCAGCCGACGCCTCCGCCCTGGGCGATAACGATTTCTACCAGAACGTGCCGTGCGATATGACTATCATTTACGTCTGCGCCGCATCTGATACCGATGATGCAGACCTCACAGTAGACATCAACGACGATGGAACGGGCGCAATTGAGGCTATCTCGTGCGCGGACAAAGAAGATCCCGGCGAGTGGAAATCGACGCACGTTGGCGGGACTAACGATCCTGTTCGAGTTGCAGCCGGCAGCGAACTGTCGTTTGACGTAAATGACGCGGATGCAGCAACAACCATACATCTCACCATTTGGGCGCTCGCGTCCGAGGTGTGGGCATAAGGAGAATTGACATGAAACCAGTAGTTTTGAATTTTACGATGGTCAACCCTGCCGAGGGCGGGGCGCTGGGCGCGCTCGATTTCTATCAGAACGTGCCATGCGATCTGACCATTGTCTATGTGTGTGCCGCAGCCGACACGGATGACACCGGCCTGACTGTCGATATCAATGACGATGGAAGCGGGGTCATCACTGGCATCGACGCGGCAGACAAAGAAGATCCGGGCGAGTGGAAAAGTACTCACGTCGGTGGGACCAATGATCCCGTTGTGGTTGCGGCTGGCAGTGAGCTGTCGTTTGATGCCAACAATGCGGCCAATGCGACGACTGTTCACATCTCGATCTGGGCGCTCATCTCCGAGGTCTGGGCATAGTGATAGAATGAGGCGGGGCGACACATTACCCCGCCTCCTGAAAGGCAATTGAATATGGACGAAAAACTGATCAAACGGGCGCGTTTGTACCTGGGCGATGACGGCGAAATGCTGGGCTGTCGCGTCGATGAACAATGGAACGTGCTGCGCGTGGTTATAGATTACGGGGTCAAGGGGACAAAGGTGTTTAATATCCCACTGGCCGACCTGCCAGAACTGCCAAAACCCAAGCCGAAGCCGAGAGCCAAGCGGACGCGAACGGTACGCAAGGCCGCGCCCAAGCCGGCAGAGGAGGGGGGCGAATGAACGCACCAATTATCACGAAGCCCTTTTCCGGCATTTTAGAATCGGGTATAACCGAGCTAATCGGCATCAATGAAAAAGTCGATCAAAATGACTATAGCGGCAGTGTCGATGTTGATGTATCACCAGGCCCACAGAATGCCAGTGGCGTGATTCAACAGTTCTCGTTTTACCAGACTGAGGATAGCGGCGGGGCCATCCTGTCGCCTGCTGGCACGCTCTACATTTTGGACGCTGATCCTGATGTTGAAAGCGGGGCTACCTCGCTTGATGCTGCCGAATGGGTGACGGTCATCGGCACGGTGGATGTCGCCGCGACGGACTGGAAAGCGGACGCAAAAGGCAGTATTGCGACAATCACTGATAATTTGATCTACTTTCACGGTGTCGCCAGTCTGTATTTTACATTCAAACTGACCAGTGCCACATCGGTCAACAGCGCGGCAGGCGATGATGAGCAGCTAGAATTCAATTTTTGGTATCAGCTCTATAGTTAGGCGGTGACGGATGTACTACTACCAACGCCGCCGTCTGTGGGGCGGCTATAGCAAAAAAGTGTTGAGTTATGGACCTGTTGCTTACTGGCCCTTGAATGAGGAGTCGGGTTCGGTTGCCTATGACATCAGCGGCAACGGGCGCAACGGTGCCTATACTGGCGTTACTCTGGGGCAGGACGGGATTGGGGATGGGGGGACGTGCCCACTGTTTGATGGGGCGAATGATTATGTGAATATTATCGCGGCCCAAAATGCGTATAATGGTGCTGAGGGTGCTTTGATAGTATGGGCAAAGGCTAGCGGCGCGGGCATGTGGTCTGATGGCACTTTGCGATATATCATTCATCTTTTCGCGGGCGCGACTACATTTATGTATATTCAACGAACCGCTGCTAATAATGCGCTTCAATTCCGGCGGCGGGTGGGGGCAGCTGACAAAGTTATAAATGCAACGGGCGTCTCGTCGACGGAATGGATGTCGGTCGGTTTATCGTGGAGTGAAACCGGAGATACTGTAAAAGCATTTTATAATGCAAGCCAATTGGGAGCGACACAAACGGGACTCGGTACATGGTCAGGCGTACCTTCTGTTATGACGGTGGGGGCATATAACACGACGCCTGCCAATGTATGGGACGGATACGAAGGAAGCGTCATATTGTTTAATTCTGTACAGTCAAATGCTGCGATGATTGATTTGATGACGATATAGAGGCAGGCGCCTATTTACGGAAGCGGATTGATATCTGTCTCATCGGAGTAAATCTAGTGGTGACATAATATGGCAAATTGGCACGGATACTTTGTAGTCGAACGGGGCACAATCGGATCGGGCAATTGGGCGGCGCTACAAGCCGTCTACGAGGCAATGGGCACGCACGATAGCACAATGCCTGCCGAGAACAACCACAAGCGGGCGCGGCTGGATGGCGATGCCGTGATCTATGAATCTTCGTTTGATCCGACCGAGGTCAGTATAGCACAATTCAAGCAACTGTTAGCGGATGAATTTAGTCTAGACGTTGAGGATATCGAGCATACCGTGGGTAGTGATGACTATGCTGGATACGGAACGACAGTTTGGGAATTTCTCTACAATGACGTGGCGCGCTTTACGGTGCGGCGTTTCGGGGGCGGCGGGACGTGGGCAGAAAGTCGCGCTGAGGTGTTGGGCTATCTATCTGACAACGCCGCAAGCTGGGAGGAGGCCGAATAATGGCAATCCCGTTGACCGTATTTTCAACCGTCGTAGACGGGAATACCGGGGATGACGATAACAAGCTGACTGCGCTCGAACAGTACCGCCTGTGCGTTTCGGCTGTTGAGCGGTACAGCAAGGACGCGCCAGATACGTATACCGAGGACGTGACGGGCGACGCGGGCAATTACTATGCCATCTCAAATCTGACCTATTGGGTCGAGGGGTTTTCCCACGTGACGCAGATCGAATATCCAGCGGCAACCATTGCCAGCGACGAGACGCCCCAATATCTAGAGCCGGAGGATTGGGACGATAACTATTGGGCAGAAATCAGCGGCACACATACGCGGCACATTTATCTACCCCATCACGCGCCGGCAGCAACGGAAACAATGCGGATCACGTACACGGTGCCCTACCAGTGGGTGGCGGGCGGATCGGCAACGGCAGTAGAGCAAGAAGCGCATGGGTTCACCGCAAATGATTATGTTTATCTGGATAGCACAACCTATACGGCAGCAGACAGCATCCGTATTGCCACGCACCAGGTTAGCGCGGTAACGGATGCGGACAATTTTAGCGCAAAGTGGCTACAGGCCGACGTGCCGACAGAACATTTTTTCGCTATTTGCAATCTTGCGTCGGGGCTATGCTGCCAGGCACTAGCAGCGAAATATGCCAGCATCGGACGCACGCTGATCAACGTAGATAGCGCAAGCCACGCCAGTAAATCGAGCGACTACGCCAAGCGTGCCAAAGAGTTCATCGATCTATACCGCAACCAATTAGGTTTCGACCGAGAAGATGATTATCAGGGCGCGGGTGAGTTTATCGATCTGGACACGAGACCGGGCTATCCCGGCAATCGTGACTATTTGCACCATCGAGGGGAGACGCGGTGAGCGAATCAGGAATTCGGACAGCAATCAAGGCGATCGTTTCGGGCGTGTCGAATGTGGGCAACGTATACGATTATGAACGCTGGGCGGCATTTGCCAATGGCAAAGACACGCTTGCCGTGGCAACCATCAGCGGATCGGAGGTCGTGCGATTCTGGACGATTTCTTGCACAGGTTGTGTAGCGACGTTGGAGACGTTCGCCGGAGACGTGAGGCGCGCGTGGTCATACACCATCAGCGGCGCGGTTGGCCTGGACGATTCGGCGGCCAGTGAGAAGACGGCTATCGCATTGGCAGAAGACATCATGGATGCGCTGGACGGGGCGGCAACGATTCACACCTCAACAGAGGTCACGGACGGCCGCGTGCATCCGGCGCAATTGAGAATATTTGAGAATCGGCTCATTGCCGGCCTGCTCTGTCACTATATCGAGATCACGCAAACCGTATCGGAGGTGGTGTAATGAACTATGATGGCAAGTATGTCAAGACGAAAGATCAAAAGGCGTTCTGGGCGGTTGATGACGGGCAGCGGCGATTGATTGTCTCTACTGCCGAGGTATTCGCCGATCCGCGTCCAGTTGAATTGGTGACGGCGGAAGAGTTGGCGGCGATACCGCTAGAGGGAACAATTGAGCCGGAGCCAGAACCGGAGATCGAGGTCGAGTTTGAGGATTTGGAATTTTAGGGGGAAATATGCAATACACGGGGGAATGTGTTGTACCGTGGAAAATCTCAGTTGGCGGTCCAGTGATGACGCGCCACGTTGCGCGGTACGCCTGGGCAATATTGCACTGTGCCAATAAGCACGTCATTGATTTGGGGAGTGGTACAGGCTACGGCTCGTTTATGTTGAGCTGGGTAGCCCGAATGGTGACAGGATTGGAGAAAAATGCGGATTGTGTCTTTTTCGCGCAGGAGAATTTCGACACGATTTTCTGTCGTTATCGCCAGGCTGACATTACGGTAGACGCCATACCACAGGCCGACGTATATGTCGCCTTCGAGATACTGGAACATCTCGACAGCCCACACCGACTGATTGGGCGTCTGCCGCCTGGAAAATTGCTATGGTCAATGCCCGTCAACGACATATCACAATTCCACAAGCGGGGCTATTCTGTCTCACAGATTGACTATCTGATGGGTCGTGGTGGGTGGTTTCAGGCCGGAGACGGCCTGATTGTACCGAGGGATCGGGCGTGGTTTGCGCCCAACAACGTGATTGGAATGAGGGAGGTATAAAATGATTCAATGGGAATATAAGGTTGTGATTCTACAGCCGGGGCAGAACGAGATTGATACGCTCAATGCAGAGGGACAAGAGGGCTGGATGGTTTGGCAAAGTGATCGCTGCCCGATAGATGGCGAGGTCGTTTTTCACCTGATGCGCCCAATGCGGGCAGAGGAAAAGCCGGGGGAGAGTTAATACAATGCGAATCATGATTATGTATCCCGGCGCAGAGTGGAGCGTCTACGACGTGGCGCGCGGATACGAAACGGCGCTGGCGAATCTGGGTCACGAGGTACGGCCATTCAACTATCATTTGCACTATCGCTATCAAAAGACGTTTTTGGGCTGGCTATGTCAGACACAAGGGATGAAATTTCCGGCAGACGCGGCATGTCTGCGAGCAACAGAGGCGTCAATCACCGAAATTGTCGAATTTGCGCCGCAATTGCTCTTTATCGTGTCGGGGCTGGGCTGGCACCGGCGGGGCTATGATCTGGCCTATCGCCTGGGTATTCCAATGGTATTTGTTTGCACAGAGTCACCGTATATGGATGCGGAACAATACGAAATTGTGGCAAAAGGCCATATTTCGATGGTATTCACCAATGACCGTGTAAGCGTTCCCGTCTATGAGGATTTATGTCCAACGTACTATTTGCCGCATTCATTCGATCCGACGCGCCATTATCGCCGCGATGTGGGGCTGGAATATCAAACGGACGTATTTTTCTGGGGCACGCTGTGGGCAGAGAGACGGCATTTGCTGGGATCGCTCGATCTGTCGGCCTATCGCGCCAAAGTCGGTGGGGCGTATACTGATCCAAATCGTCCTGACGTTTTGATTGGCGAGATCATGGACAACGAGGAAATGGCGCTGTGGTATAGTGGCACAAAACTCGCGCTCAACCATCACCGCAAAGACGTATTCGGCGGCGGCTTGCTGGCTCGTGGTGACGCCTATAGTCTGGGGCCGCGCGCGTTCGAGATTGCAGCGATGGGAGCATTTCAATTGTGCGATGATACGCGTCCGGAATTAAGAGACGTTTTCGGCGATAGCATTGCAACGTATGCTGATGCCGAGGAGTGCCAGGACAAAATTGACTATTACCTGACGCACGACGCGGAACGGGAGGGAATGGCACAGGCGGCATGGAGGCGCGTGCAATCGTGTTCGTTTGAACAACGCGCCAACCAGATCGTTATTCCGGCATTGGAGCGATTGTTTCGTTCATCTCGGGCGAGGCGATGGCCCGGTTGTGTGAGACGTAACGTGTAATTAACCGGCTGGTCTAGGGTGTGGTTAGCTGCCACACCTGAACGGGGTGCCTCCCTCCACCCCTGACCAGCCGGTGATCGAGGGAAACGGGAATAGAGCCACTGTGGGAGGTGGGCAATGACACAATAGGAGTATAACAAATGGCTATTGTAGCGAAACACGGCAAAAACTCATTGATCTATATCAATGGGTCCGAGGTCATCGGGGCAAACGCCTGGTCATTATCTGTCGATCACGAGGCGGCTGAGTACGCCGTCTTTGGCGATGATTGGAAAAGCAATTTATCTGGACTGCTGGGTTGGTCGGGCAGCGTCACGGCCTGGAGCGATCACGATGCAAAGATCTTACAGACCGCCGCTGTGTATGACGGCACGTTGCCGCTTCTGGTGTATGACGACAGAACGGATAACACAACGTATTATAGCGGCAATGCGATCTTTGGATTCTCGTCAGACGCGGGCATGGCGGCCGTAGTCGGCCAGTCGGCTAGCTTTACCGGCTCGGGTGAGCTGTCCGTTACCGGCTTCTCGGCATAATCCAAATTGAGAGGGAGCGATGGCAGAAAAAAAACGCAAAAAGCGCAAGATTCAGACATACGTAATTCCCGCTGACGACTTTATAGTCGAGGCAGAGGACGGAACAGAATTCGCGCCGCACAAAGGCGAAACGGTGACGCTGCGGCGCGATATGTCCTGGAGTGCGTTTCGTATCACGGGCGAGTTGGCTATGCGGGAATATGCGCCCCGGGCAATTGATCTGCTCAATCAGCAGATCGTTGCCTGGACGCTGACCGATCCTGATAGTGGGGATGAGGACGGAAACCGCGAGCCGTATCCACAACCGGGAACGGATGAATTTGAGCCGTTTCTGTGGGAAATGGATAACGCGCTCCGTTGGTGGCTGCTGGGCAAAGTTTTCGACAGGTCGGCACTCCCAAACTGACGCAAGTCGCCATATTCAAATTAGCATGTGGCGACAAAGACGCGCCGGCGGAACCGCTACAGCTCAAAGAGGGGGTTGTCTGCCGTTTTTATGGCTGTCTGCCATCACAGCTAGATGGAGAGGACATGACTCGCGTTTTGCAGAATATGCGGGCCGTCAAGCTGTTTGAGTCGGTCGGTTCGTGGTATCATGGCAGATCGACAGGCCCGCCGCCTGCCTTTATCGCAGATCTGATTCAGCGCGACTTTGAGGAAAGCCAGAAATAATGCCTAGCAAACACGAAATAGAGCTAATTCTAAAAGCGACTGACAAAGCATCGAAAACGCTTGATAAAACACGGGGCGGAATGAATGATTTGGTTAAGGGCATTCAGGCCGGTGTTGCCGCGTTCGGCTTGCTCAAGGCGGCTCAAGTTGCGGTAGATTTTACCAAGTTCGGCGCCTCTGTCCAGATGGCCGAACAGCGATTTACGGCATTTGCGGGTGGGTCGGCCGAGGCAGCGCAATACCTCGCGGCATTCAACAAAGCCACCGACGGCACGGTTGACCGTATGGCGGCGATGCAATCAGCCGGCAAAATGCTGCAAATGGGCCTGGTCGATAACGCCGACGAACTGGGCCTCATGGCGGCAATGGCGACCAAATTGGGCGACCAGACCGCCGATGCTGGGGCACGCATCAGCGACTTTAGCATGATGCTTGCCAACACCTCGATTCCACGCCTCGACAATTTCGGCATATCCTCCGGCAAGGTCCGCCAACGCATCAATGAGCTACTCGAAACGGGACAGGCACTATCCCGCGAAGAGGCGTTCAAGATGGCGGTCATGGAGGAGGGCAGCAAGGCGCTGGCCACGCTAGGCGACACCTCCGATCAGACTGCCGTTAAAATCGATCAGGTCGCAGCCTCGTTCAAAACGCTCAAACAAAACGCGGCGGCGGCTGTTGCCGACATTGCCAATAATAGTAACCTGTTCGGCGCGCTGTCCAACACGCTTGCCGATGCCGCCGGCAAATCGGATATGTTTTTTACGGCATACGCGGCGGGCGCAAAGGCGGCAGACGGTAATATTTTCAAGCTAGGTCTAGCCATTGATGAATTTAACAAATCAATGGTTATACAAGAATCTGCGCTAGTAGCCACTAATGATGAAATAGATAGATATAAATTGGCCTTGGAGGGGGCTAATCCAGAAGTCGAGCGATATTCGCAAAATATGGAACAGTTGGGAACAGATACGGCGAATACCACGAATGAGATTTCCTATCTGGATACGGCAACTCTCGATCACGTAATATCCCAAGGCGAGCTAGAACATACTGTACTGACAACGATTGCCACACTTAACGCGGAAAAGGAAGCGCTGGGGTTAACGTCTGATGCAACCTACACTCAGGTATTGGCAGCTCAAGAGCTTGCATTGGCCGAACAAGAGGCCAAGGACGCCGCAGAGGAGCATACTACAGCACAAAATGAATTAGCCATACAGCTCAAAGATACCACATCGGCGGGACTGGCAAGGGCAGCTATTCAACAGTTGACAATGGCTCATGAGGACGGCACCATTTCAACAGAAGACTACAACACTGCTGTTCGCGAGATTGCGCTTTCGTTTGGGTTGGCCGATGAAAAAAGCCTGCTTTTGGCATCTGGCGTTCAGGATTTGGTACAGGATTTATCCAATGGCGAAGTTTCGGCTGATAACGTCGCGGTTGCATTATCTAATCTCAAAACTGAATCAGAACAGGCTCGATGGGCTGTAGATGATTTGGGTAATGCCGTTCGTGATATGCCCGACTCCAAAGATATCAATATTGCCATCAAGGTCAATCAGCGGACTATGGGCTATGGCGGCTCTGTCGCCGAGGGAATGCAAGACATCGGCGAGGGCGTAGCCGAGGGCCTGGCTCTCGGCATTGATAACGGTATTCCCGCCGTTCAATCATCCGTTGACGATATGACCGCCTCGATGATGGGCAGCGCAGCCGAGGCATTGGGCGTACAATCCCCGTCCACCGTTTTTGCCGAATTCGGACGTGATGTGGTACGCGGCTTTGTCGAGGGCGTCAACGAGGAAGCCGATACTCTCGATGACGCGATGGAGGTCATTTTTGACTTCTCTGATAAATTCGAGCGCCTGGGTGGGACAGCGGCGCGGATGTATCAGGATCAATTTATCGATCCGATGGAAGATCGTATCAGCGAATTGGCCGATTATGCCGATGAATTAGAGCGTACTATTGCCGAAAAGCGCAAAATCTATGAAGACGAGGATACAACTGAGAGCGAACGGGCAGCAGTACTCGAAGAGTTGCTGCGTCTAAATAATGAACTGGCACTTGTAAAGCATCGTGAATCACAATTAAGTGAGGAGCTACTTGAACGCGAGCAAACGCTGCTCGATCTGGAAAAACAACGCCAGGATTTGGCCTTTGTCCAACAACAGCTTGACCTTGTGCGGTTCGCGCAGGCGCAAGAAATGTCAATGGACGTTTTCGAGGGTCTGGAGTTCGGCGCCAATGCCAACCTAGAGGACTGGGTACAGGCAACAACAGATGTCGTTGCGCAATCCGTAGCGATGCTCACAGAGCAGTTGCAAGAAATCGATCTGGACATTCCCGGCGAGGTCGGTGGTGGCACCTTTAATGGGGGCGGGCCAATGGATGACATCTTTGGAACGCTGGGCCAGACCATCGACAGCACGGCGCAATCTACAGCGTCCTATAACGCCACGCTCGACTCGACAAGTATGGCGATATCTGGTGCGGCGGTGGAGCTTGGAGCGCTTGACGGCGCGATGCTGGCATTGGCCAGCGATGTCAATTCGGGCGCCTCTGCATGGCGCAATTATGCAAGTGCACTGAATTCAATTGATGTGCCGGAGATATTGCAACCGGGCAGCCCGCCGCCACTGGCCTATGCGCTGGGCGACATCAATTCGGAATTGTCTCAAATGCGCGCGCTCATTCCAGGCATAAGCAGCGGATTTGACAGCCTCTCGTCTGCGCCGCAATCTATCAGCAATACGACACACAATAATGGCGGCAATACGTACAATATCACGCTGCCAAATGTAATCGACACGCAAAGCCTGCTTCGGGAATTGGCTATCTATCAGAGGTAAATATGGCGAGAACAGATTATGATCTGATAGTTGTGTCCTGGGATGGACACAACATAAACGACACGACGAACTATAAAAGCGGCGTGCGGGGCATCTCGTGGGGATTGCCGCCGATGGCGCCGCTTGCCTCTACTCGTGTCAACAACTTCCCGATTGTGTCCAAGATCGAGCGCCAGCAGAGGATTATCAATTTGCTCGTAACTATCACGGCAAGCGATAAGCGCACGGCACGAGATAATCTACTCAAGTGGTTTGATCCAGACGATGAAACTGCCAAAAACTTTATTGTAGAGGACGCAGACGGTACAAATGACCGCTACGTGCAAGCCTTTTGTTCCAGTTGCGTGCCTACGACTATTGGTTCTACCGCCACGGCACACCGAGATCAATTCAACATCACCCTCGCCACCCACGGCGATCCGTTATGGAAAGCGTCGACCAAAAGTGAGCCGGCAACGTGGAGCGCATCTTCGACAGGCGAAACGCACGAATGGACAAACAGTGGAACGGCAGACGCCTATCCGACTATTACTGTCTCGCCGACCTCTGCCAAGTCTGGAACGGATGACTATCTCTATAAACAGTTTATCCCCTGGCGCTGGCGCGCGCCGTATGGTGCCACACGATACCCGCTGGATGTGGTAGACGTTTTGGATACTACCAGCCTGGTCGAGACGGCCACGACAAGCGACCTGGACGGCGCGATCAATGACAGCGTGACGACCATCTCTATTACTGACGCCTCGTCATTTCCGACGCGCGGAATGGGATACATTACGGATGCCGTTAACGGCGACGAGCAAATAAGCTGGACGGGAAAATCCAGCAATGACCTGACTGGCGTAACGCGCGGCATTGGAGGCACATCGGCAGCACAACACGCTGACGAGGACGTGATCGCCGTCTCAAAATCAATGGTCAACGGTGCGGATGTTCGGATTGAGGTTGATGGCGTAGACCGCGATCTGTGGATCACCGGCTGGAATAGCGCATCTAGTAAGGTGTGGGTCAATACCGACTGGTCCAAGGCCTGGGATTCGACCATCACCGCCGCCATTGCCAGCGGCGCGACAGTGACGAGTATCACCGTCGACGATTCGGTCAAAGACGCGCCATCCAGTGGCGTATTATTTATCAATAACGAGGCATTTGCCTACAGCGCAAAAGACAACAAAACCAAGACGTTTGCCATTTCGGACCGCGCGACGCTTGGCACCAGCGCGGGCAATCACAGCTTGGGTGATACAATCTGGTGGTGCCAGCGGATGATATTCATCAAATACGGCAATCTCTCAGCCTCGGCAATGAGCGTCGATGCCGATTACGCACCAGCTTTTGACACGACTAACTCGACAAATGGCAGTTGGATATACGGTGCAACTGATTTTGGCGAAGATGATGGGCTGCGCGCGGGCCAGTGGCAGAGATCGACCGAATACGGCACACCAGAATATTACGGCGGCAATCAGGATAGCGCCGCCGATCCGTGGACAGATCCCGGCCTCGAATGCACGGGACGGGAAAAGGGCCGGTATTATCTATGGAACCCGTGCGGTATAACCAACGTCAATGCCACGAACGGCGAAAAATGGAGCGATAACACAAGCGACTGGCACGGCACCATCTCGAGCTGGACGGGCCGATCCTGGTACGCTGAATATATCACGCCGGCGCCTAGTTCGGCTTCGACGTGGGAGGCGTGGTCACAGGATCAGGCTATCACAGCGGGGCGCTATAAAATTTCGATTATGAGCCGGGCGATCAACAAATCCACAACCAACAAATTTGAGCTGCAGGATTGCACGATTACGCTCAACTCAAATCAGATACCCGTGATCGGCTCATTCTCGGAATCGGGCATGTACAATCTGAGTCTGACCATTGCCAACAATACGACTGGCGAAAGCATCGCACTGGCCTGGAAAACGGCGGTAGATTCAGAATTGGAGATCGATACTCGCCCTGTTCTGGAAGGCGGTAAAACAGTAACCGATATCACCAACGGCATCAACGCCTTTAATGCACTCACCCTGGTTGAGGCACACCGCCGGGACTGGTTCAAATTGCAGCCCGGTGTCAATGAGTGGGAAATTACAGAAACGGGACTGGCCGGCATGGATATAACGATTGAATTTCGAGCGAGATTTTATTAGGAGGGATTATGTCACTGCTAACCAGATTGCTAGATCCAGAGGAGGGCGAAGCCAAGCTGCCCGTCCACCAATTCATGGCGGCACTGGCAGAATACAAGCGCGGCGCGATCACTGGGTCTCAGGTTGTTTCTGCTTTCGGTCTCTCACCTACCGAAGCCACGCAATTGCAGGATTGGTTGGACAATCTCGACGGCGATACAATCAATCGAGCACTGATTCACGATGCCCTGTTGCTCGGCGAGGTCGGTTTATACACGCAGGCATTTGTCAAGACGAGGTTAGGTATTGAATGAGTATTGCTGTAGCAATCACCAGGGCAGCGGCTAATACAGATACGGGCAACCAGACATTTACGGCTGCCGACCTGGGCGATTTGACGCCTGCCGCAGCGCTATTCATCGTTTCTGGCGGCACATCAGATGGTACTGCTGCCGCCGATGCCATTCTCGGATTTGGCGCAGCGACATCGACAAGCGAGCGCTGGGCCTGTGACGCAACCTCCGAGGACTCGGTAGCCACAACCGATTCTAGCCGGCACGCGATAGATGACGGCTGTATTATTGTCACTGCGCCCGGCAGTTCCAGCGCAGACGGCGAGGCCGATTTCGTCTCATTTGGCACCAATAGCGTTACCGTCAACTGGTCCGATGCGCCCAGCTCGGCATGGCTGATAACCGTCATCCTTTTCGGCGGCGATGATTTGTCAGCACACGCTGGCGTATATACACCTCACGGAACGGTCGATAATGCCGTAGACGTAACTGGTCCTGGATTTGAACCCGATATTGTATTTTCTGCAACCCACGGCGAGGGGTTCGACGGATCGGGCTATAGTGACGGCAAGCTTAGCTTTGGCATCGCATTAAACAAAGATCCTGTCGTCCAGTTCTGCCAGGGTTGGTTTTCCTCAAACGGTGAGGCGTCCGCAAATGTCCAGGCGGCTATCACTGACGATTACGGCATAGCCAATAAAGAGGAAGATTCGGCCTGGGAATGGGCGGGCGAATACGGCAGTTTTGATTCGGACGGGTTTTCTGTTACGTCTCGCGTGGGTGGCAATTCAGATAGTGACGAGGTTGGCTACCTCGCGCTGGCATTTAGTGGCGCGGTAGATTTCGCCGCTGGCATTATTGACACGCCGACCAGTACGGGCACCGACTCAATCACCGATCCGAGTTTCACGCCACAATTTGTCCTGTTGGGTATGACGCAGTTGCAGGCCATAGATACCAATTACACCGACGGGGACGCGGGGTCATTCGGCGTTTCTGTTTTTGATGCGGATGACGCATATAGCAATAGCATCCAGGACGAGGACGCAGAGGGCACCGCAGACACGCAATCTCTGAGCGACGACACGGCAGTCAACTTTCCTGCTGACGATGGATCGGCCAGTCACGTCGCGGCATTTTCGTCATTCGATGCCAATGGCTGGACGCTGAATTTTAGTACCACCGATGGTACCGCGCGAAAATGGTTCTATTTTGCGATAGAGGCGTATGCGACAGGATCGGCATCGGTCAGTCCGTCCGTATCACCATCCGTATCGCCGTCCGTTTCTCCATCAGTCAGCCCGTCCGTTTCGCCATCCGTCTCACCATCACTATCACCAAGTGCAAGCATTAGCCCGTCCGTTTCGGAAAGCTCGTCCGTTTCGTCATCGCCGTCTAGTTCGGTCTCGCCATCACTATCACCAAGTGCAAGCATTTCGCCGTCCAGTTCGGTATCGCCGTCTAGTTCAGTGTCACCATCTGAATCGCCATCTATATCGCCGTCGCCAAGTTCAAGCGTCTCACCATCCATTTCGCCGTCCGTGTCGCCTTCTGTCTCACCGTCTGTGTCGCCGTCCGTGTCGCCCTCGGTTTCACCATCGGTGTCACCATCTGAATCGCCGTCCATCTCGCCATCCAGCTCGGTATCACCGTCCGTGTCGCCGTCTGTCTCGCCGTCTATCTCACCCACGCCGCCGCCGGCAATCATACTTGAAACGCAGGCTCGCGTTCTCGTGGCAGACCTATCACAAAATATCTTTGCCGAAATCGAGCCGCGAATTGATCAGGTTGCATGGCGTATCAATCAGCCGACAACGGTTGTGATGGCAATTGATGCAGATGAAGCGACCGAGACAATTTGCCAATTTGGAAATCGAATCGTTATCCAATTCCAGAATGGTTTGCCCGACTGGGGCGGGGTAATAGATTGCCCGCAGGTCTGGCGCGATGACGGCACAATAGAGATGCACGTATATTCACCGGAGCGTCTGCTCAATCGGCGTTATACCGAACGAGAGCAGATTTTTGACGGCAATAACGCTGGCACCATTCTGCAAAAGTTGCTGGAAAAGGCCAACAATGAACACCCGACAGGTATTGTTCTCGGCTCGATCTGGCAGGGCGGCGACGATTTGCAGGTTGAAAACCACTATACAAAATTGCAGGAGGTCATCACGCAGCAATTGCTGAATGACGAATACACGCCCTACGCCTACGAGATCGTGACGACTGTAGAAAGTGGTAAAATCGTATTTACTATCAATTTCTACGAAAAATTGGGCCGCGATTTGTCTGCCGAAGCGATCTGGTTTGAGGGTGAAAATTTTACTGTCGAGGAATTTTCCTACCGTGGGCCTATCATCAATGAATTTACGGCCATTGGTAAAGGCTCGACGTGGGATGATGATCGCCCCGTTGCAACCGAGACAGACGAGACGAGCAGAGCACGGTACGGCCTTTGCCAGGAATCGGAGATATATTCAGAGATACTAGAACAGGGCACATGTGAGACAATCGCCGCCACGCGCATTGATCGCCACCGCGAGCCGTGGATACACCTCGTCGGCACGGAATATGATATGGACGCGGCGCCATACGCTGGCCATCACGCGGGCGATATTATCCGCGCTATTTTGCCCAATTATGGATTCAACGGCACGGATGTCAACGTTCGCATTTTAACGCGCGAATTTGATTTCGGCACGCACCTATGCCGCGTCGTGGCAGAGGAGGATCGATAAATGCCACGCTTGCAACCATCCTACGTTTGCCTAGACAAAAGCCAGGGCAATCTAATCGAACAAATTGAGAAAACCAAACACAAAGTGCGCATGTTGCAGGAAAATACGCTGCCCACCGCAGGCGGTGAACGCGAGGGCAACAGCATTGCGGACGAGACGCAAGCTATCATATACGAGGGAAATATACCCGTCGGCGGCATCATATTATGGCATGGCTCGTCAGGTAATATCCCATCTGGTTGGGCGCTGTGCAATGGCAGCAACGGCACGCCCGATCTGCGAAACAGATTTGTCGTTGGCGCCGGCGATACCTATAGCCCGGGCGATACCGGCGGCTCGTCCTCCATTGACTGGGAACACAATCACAGCTCGGGCAGTTACGCAACGGATAACGACTCACATAGTCACAATGTCGAGGGAACCAGTGCCAGCGAATCGAGCCATACCCACGGCACCGGCTCATTGGTTACGGCGAACGAGTCGAGCCATACCCACGGCATAGGCTCAATAGCGGCGGCGAACGAATCAAGCCATACCCACGGCGCTGGATCTTATGCCGCAGACGCATCATCCAGCGCGACGGTTGATTTGCAGAGCACGCTATATGATACGAACGTCCGAAACCTCAACCATACACATAATGTCTCGGGCGAGAGCAGCGCCGGCAGTGCCCACACGCACAGCATGAGCGGTACCAGTGCGGCGGGATCTACTCACAATCACACCGTCTCAGGCAGCACCGCCGCCGGTTCATCTCACAGCCACGGTGCGGGCAGCTATTCAACCGATAGCGACAGCCACAGTCACGATGTCACCGGATCGAGCAGTACAGAAGGCAGCTCGTCAGAAAGCATTTTACCACCATACTACGCGCTGTGCTGGATTATGCGCGTCTCGTAACAAATCAGGCTACGCAAATTGGCTGTTTAGGTATTTGCGCAGTCTGCCATTAACGAAGCCGCACCATTTCTAGTGCGGCTTTTGTCGTTTCTGGTTGAAATCGCAAATTTCTAACCAATTTCTAACCAATTTCTAACCATTTGCCTATTGACATTTAAGCGAAAATCGCTTATAATATAGACAGCTAATCAAACGGTGACCGCGGAAATGGAGAGCAAAATGATAGAGAAAATCAAAGTTTGGAAAAAGAACTGGAACGGAAAAGATGGCTACAAAATCGAAACAAGAATCTACATCGACCTCGACAACGGCAAGCGCGGCGGCTTTTTCCTGACAGGGAATCCATACCAAAATGCAGGCGACATCGACGGCCAGATTACACAAGCCGACATTGACGAAGCGCTCGAACTTTGCGGCGGCGAATGGCACACGATGTACCGTGAAGAATGCGAGGCTGCCTACAAATCACAACCGCAAGACAACCACGATTTTTTCTCAGCATTTTTCGATACACCAGAAACGCCGGTTTGCTTCGAATGCGGAACGACAGAAAATCTAGTTTGCATCAATAACGACAGCGGAATGTATCTCTGCCAGAAATGCCGGTCTAAAATACAACAACACACAATATGCTCATTGGCATCAGATCCAACAGAGGAAGCGGCGAGAAATCAATAATTTTCAGTGCCCCGCCGGTGGCCTCGTAACCGGCAAGGAGAGAAGGAATGACTGAAACAAGATTAGTTTGCTCAAAGTGCGGCAAAACAAAAGAGCGTAGCGAGGCGCTCAAAGCTGGCTGGTTGGAACACCAGATCAAAGATGCGCCGGCAGGTTATCTAATCATCCGCTGCCCGGAACACATCACTGGCCACGCGCTGAGGATGGCGGGATTGCCACAGCAAAAAGTCAGCAAGCGGATTGCCGACAACCTAGATCGCGGCCTCTGGTGCGAATTCGGCGACGATTACATCGCCAGCGCAAGCGAGATCGACACCGATGACGGCATTGCCTTCGCGCTCTCGTATCATCACGAAGGCATGCCGGCGCACAAATCAAAAACGTTTGATACGGTGCTCGCGCTGATCGTGGCAATGCGCGAAGTCGAACCGGATCTTCGAAAGTGGCGGCTTAGAGAATTATAACCTTGCAGAAACGTACAATAAAAGGGCCGATTTTGGCCCTTTTTTGCTATCATGTTTGCAGGATTGTCTATTGACAATACGCTAGCGATATGCTATAATGTAGACAGTTAACCAAACAGCGAACACGAAACGGAGAACGAAAATGGCATTCAAAATCATAGCACCAAATGGACAGAAATATACGATAGACGGAAACAGATTGGCAATGAATCGCGCAGTCGATTACAATTTGTTTGAAAAAGGCAATTACGGACCGTATCAGTTGGACGCCGAGGATTGGGGAATTTTAAGCGGCGCATTCAGCAAATGCATCAGCCAGGAGGAATTCGGCAATATCGACAGCACAAATTGGCACGACCACCCAGCGACCAGCCGCCAACGTGAGTATTTGGCAATTCTGCAGGTCAGAATCCCCGACGGCTACCCATTGACCAAAGGCGCCGCCAGCACGATCATCGGCTCAGTGAAAAGCGGAAACGGCGTCGGCTCATTCGGACTGACCTTCACAGACGGAAGCAACTAGAAACGGGCGGGGAAACCCGCCCTCATTTTTCAGGAGAATACAATGGCAAAAATGCAATTAAACGTTCGGATCCCCAACATCACCCGCCGGCAAATGGACACAATCGCCGGGCGGGAAAATATGACAAAGGGCGAGATTGTAACTCTTGCCGTGGATAGGCTGTATGCACAGCTAGAAAGGGAGCACAAAATGGATGAAAAAATCACGAGCGTCAGATACGGATTTCACGCAGCAGATTTACTGATCGGCGACGACGAAATGGAAATGTACGACGAGCGTCTGAGCGCAGCCAAGTACGCGGATTTGGTCGAGACCAAATTCCGCGAGGCTTATCCAGAAGCCGATATCGAGGTCGTCTATGATTTCGGAGCCGGCGGCGTATTGCCCTATCCGCTCAGAGCCGCCGTCAATGACGAGATCGATCACCGCGAGATCGGCACCGTCCAGCACATCGCTGGGCAGGTGTACGAGGATTTCGCCTGGTGCGTGGAGAAAGGGGAATAGCAGCAAGCTGGAATCAGGCCCCCACATCGGGGGCTTTTTTCATTCCAACAGAACGCCAAATGCGACGGCGGCGGCAATCAGCGCGTCATTGTAGCCGCGTTCATATAGGGCTATTTTCTCTCCAAGTTCGTGCAGGTCGGGCTGGCTTCCCATTTCGGCGATAAATTCTCGCACCACAATCGGCGCGCCCGTACTCGCGAGCGAAACGCCGTACAGTATGTTCGCTATGTCATCACGAAAAAATACCTCTAATGCCATCATTCACCTTTCTTGTCTACTACTCTACTCGCCTACACATTCACGCCCAAGTATGCCTACAGTAGACCAGTAGAGTAGACGATTTCTTTGACCCGATTCCAGTTTGCCCCACCGCGCTGGCCTCCGAAAATTTCAGCCGTGACAGAGGTGATGTTTGGCCGTTCCATTGACGCCCAGGTATCGATCACCCGTTGTTTCAGGTCATCTGGCGTGTCTGGCATTTCTCGCTGCGGGCCGTTTCCGGTCATTGCTGCGATAATATCCTGGCGCCCGATGATCGGTGCCTGAAATTCCATAATGTCTCGACCTGGCAACCAGGCCAGCGCGCGGCCCTGGACGTTGATATTTTGTGCATCGGATGTGTCAAGCAGGATGCGCGATTGCGCGCCGCTTTTTGCTTTGAACTGGACACAACACGAGAGCTGATTACGAATGGTCGTATCTACATTTGCGGCTTTCCAATCCTGTCCAGCGAGGATTAGCCACATCCCGAACTTGCGCGCGCGGAGGGCCAATGTAGCCAACCCATCCTCAACGTTTCGATCTGCCAACAGTGCCGTGATTTCATCACCGATTACGACAAGAGGCTTGATCGGCTCGCCTGCCATCGAATTGTACAGGTAGAGTGAATCGACGCCAGTGTACTGGCTGAACAATTCGCGCCGGCGATTGAGTTCGTCTGTCAATTCAGAAAATACAGCAACGGTATCGCGTTCGCTGTCGATGACTGGATAAAGCAGTCGATCACAGGCCTCAAATGGTGCAAGTGTCGCTTTTTCTAGGTCGATCATTACCAGATCGACCGGATCGGCAGACATTGCCAACTGGTACGCTATCGATCGCAAAAAGATTGACTTTCCCCAACCGCTTGAACCGCCCACGGCTATGTGGACCAGTTCGGACATATCCGCCTTGACTGGGCCGTCGGCGCCCATGCCAAGTACAAGGTTTCGATATGTCGGCATCTCAACAAGCGAACGAAGCGGAACATGCGTCGGCAGTTCCCTTGCCGTATCGGGCACAAGCTGCGCGATTTGTTCAGGCGATCCGTTGTTCGCGGCCATCAACATCAAGCGCATTTTGTGAAATTCATCTTGTACCACGTCGCGTACAATGTCGCCGATCATTCCATACCATGCACCACTGTCCAGATCACGGAATACAGAACCGTTGTAGACTGCGCCAAGATTGCCATTTGCGTCCCGTTCAAAATGTCGCATTGCTTCGGCGGCCATCTGTTGCAATCGCACGTCGTCGGCCTGTTTGACACGTAACCGTTTGTACATTCTAGGCGCAATCATTGATAACGCGGAAATCCAGAAATCACCTGTCATCGTCACTGCCTCCAAATCTATTCGTATTGGCACCGCTCTCGCGCGTCTTTGTACAATTTATAGATTTCTCTTTTGCTTTCCGTCACAAATACACATAGCCAAACCCAGGCTATTTCTCCTAGCAGAATCACAGAAAAAAATGGCGCTATGTCTACCAGTATTTTGAACGCATAGATTAGGGCAACTGAAAGGCCCACCAAAGTGCCAGAAAATATAAAGATCGTGCCCCACTCTATCAGATTTCGTTTCAAGCGCTCTGCTATATATTGCCTTACACATTTTCTACTCATTGTCATCACCTCCAAACGCCCGCCGGTATGCTAGATCCGCATCCTCGCGCGCCTGCTTTTTCGGGAACCAGGCCGAGAAAATGCCCGAGTTCGCCTCGCGTGGTTTGCGCGTTGATGGGCTGTGCTTGTCGATTGTCTGGACAAAAAACGAGACGGCGAGCGTCAGGCCGAATAATCCCCAGGGGAGAAGCAGGCCGATCATCCATCCGCCCCACGTTTCGGCAATAAATGTCCAGGCCGTGCGTGCGTCAATTTTCCATAGCCGCCAAATCGCGCAAATCAGGAATGTGCCGACCTCGACGACATCCACGGCCAGCGCGCCAACAACAGCCATCACGGTGGGGATTTTGACTTCTGTTTCGAGGCCGACATTGGTTTTCTCTGGTGGAATGTCTATGACAGGTCTAGCCATTATTCTGCCTCCATTCCGTGCCCGTTGCTGCCAAGTTTGCCTGCAAGTTTCACTTGGCGCACATCCTTCGCGGCGGTAGTACGCGAAACCCCGAATAACTTGCCAAGTCGCGTATAGGTGATTTCGGGTTGTTTCGCCAAAGTCTCGGCAATTGCGATTTGCCTATCATTCAGTTGCACCGGCTCTGGTTTCGGTTGCGCTGGTTCCGGTTCTGGTTGCGCGACAGTTTCGCTATTATCCTGCAATGATTTAGCAACTTTCACCTCGGTTTCGTTTCCATTGATGATCTTGCGGTGTAATGCCGCGCGACGGTTCGCCGCAACCGTCGCAAGCGCCGAAACTACCGGGAATAGGATCGCAAGTAACATGATTGGCGGTGCAACTTTCGTTGCCACCTGATAGATTGCGTTGAATGCCACGACGCAACCAGTAACGATATAGTACGCGATTACCATCACGCCTGCACCCTGAGCATCCTCAAGCGGTAATTTGGTATCTTTGGCATTGTGCCGCCTTTGATATGCCTGTTGCGTCTCGTTGAATGCCTGAGCCTCTAGATAATAGGAATTGACGCCAAACCCGGCAATCTCGATACTGGCGGCCACGATAAACGCCAACCACGGCGGCAAATCAAATATCGTCATGATAGCATTGCCCGTCATAGCTGCCTCCGGTATGGGGGCAAGCCAGTTCGACGCCATTGTCAACGACGATACAAATGCGGCATTGACCTCGCCTGTCCAGTGATCAAACCAGGGTGAAATGTTTTTGTATTGTTTCATTCCCCAATCCTTTCCAATATCTCCTCACCTAACCGTTCGATCCTGTCTAGTTGTTTGCTAATCGTCGTCAGCATTGTGCTCTCTCTCAAATACCGCCGAACTGCCACGCGCACAATCTCGGACTTTTCATCCCCCGGCGTCGTAGTCCACCATTCGTATAAATCAGGGTGCTTCGTGTCGGTAACGGCGGCTTGCATGCTCACTCGTTTTGATTTCATATCACCTCGTTTGTGTGTTATGATTATAATACAAGTATACCACGACTGCGCCCGCCTGTCAACAAGTTTACAACTGTAAATAAAAATTGGCTACAAATGTGAACGAATTGGGTATTGACACCAGAGGAAAAATGGTGTATAATGTATTCATAGTGGATACGGGAACGAACACGAAAGGAACAGGGAAATGACAAAGATTTATTTTACAGGTTATGGAACAAATGGGGGCCGCGCCGAGAATTTGATGGGCGCGGCGAAAGCAAAACGCCGCATCGAAAACGCGGCAGACAAGCGCGCCGCATGCGGCGCGATCAACCGGGAGTGGGACGAGAAACGTTGCGATGAATTTGATGGGTGCTGGATATGTACCCGACGGGTACATATAAAATGACAAAAGCAACCACGGTACGATTTCCAATCGGACTGGTGCAGGCCATCCGCGATGAGCAGGTCCGAGAGCATCGCGGATCGCAAACCGAGACCGTCACGTCATTGATCATTGACGGCCTCAAGTCTCGCGGGGTCTACAATTTCAACGATGCCTGCCGCGAAATCAAAATGTACTGGAGGCGGGACGAGTTCCATGACTGGTGTCGAGAGAATGGCGTGCCAACGTTCAATACGGTGACGGCCTGGGAGAACTACGCTCAGGCATTCGAGACAGACGGCGACGTTGCAGACGAGCGCGCCACCCAGCAGGATGCGCTGCCGGGCGCGTCGTAGAAAGGAAAATTAGAGATGAAACACAATGAAGGCGGATGGTATGCCTGGAAAATCGACGGCAGCCAGTGGCTGCAACTGCCAGAAAAGCCGGTACTAAGACGAATGCCTGACGCATTTGTAAGCGACTCAGGCGTATTCGACGATGGGCACGAGAGGTTTTCGTGTCTATGGTTCGACGACCCCGAGGCCGCGCGCGAAGCGGAAAAACTAGGCTGATGACGCACGACGCCGACCGCTCCAGATGGCAAGCATATCAAGCCTGGATTGCCGATGTACAGCGCGACTATCCAGACCACGAAATAACCGAGACGCCGCAAGGTGTCGAAATCGAACTCGATGACGGCAGCGTTATCGAGATAGAATATAGGAGGTGACACGGAACCCAACTAGTTTTCGAGCGACCCCGGCGCATCTACCAGCGCCCCCGTTGCGTGGATGTGCCGGGGATTTTTCAAATTAGCCCTCCCGGGCGGCGGGGCAGCAGCGATTGGAGCCGCCCGCTTTTTAGAAAGGGGAATATTATTATGAGTAGAAATCTATGTACCTCAAGTTGTTGTGGTAACACAGTTAGGCTATCAGATTTGCGCGGCAAGCCTATCGAATTCAGGCGATATCATGATGCACCGCCAGCCATTGGCACAAAATGGACTTGTCCAGACTGTGGAACTGTCTACTTTGTTATCTGGCGAGATGCGCAATGGAGTATTGAGTATGGCGATTGGGTCCGCGGGTTCGTTCTAGATTTGTCCTATTACGAATCTTTTAACGATGAACATCGTTACGACGATGATGGCAACGTCGTTGGACTGGACGAACCGTGGTATCTCTGCCAAGACAACGCAGAAATTCGGCAAACTGTTTGGTAGACCTGATGGGGGGATTGCAAAAATCCCGACCGCTGACCTGGTGGACCGTTCGATTCGGTCTCGGCGGACATTTTAACAATTTATGCGCTGGGCTGTTCGTGACGGGATATCGAAACAGGATGGGGCGGGTAAGGTGCTGGATGGACTCGACGCCAGCTTGACGGCAGTCCGGCGCAATTTGAAAGGGGAAACGATGACAAAATCACAAACCTTCGTCGGCGCGACCGAAACACGCGCCGACAAAATGTCGAGGACCGCGCGTCAAATCGAACGCGGCACGTCAACATTTGGAGTGGCCGCCAACACCGGGCAGCGATTGACTGATTCAGAACCCGCGCCGGTTACGACAAAGACAGCGGCGGAGATGGTCCAGGCAGAGCTGGTCCTGATGAAAGGGTTGGGGATGTGATGAAGAGTAAAGCATACGTACTATGGGTTGTACGAGATGGGCACTTTGTTATCGTCGAACACGGCAGCGGGTTTCCAGACAACCTAGCAACAAAGCTATGGTTTGATCTTCCAGGTATCGACGGTGACACAGCTCTGGCAAAATTCTACGCCAGCGGACTGGATAGACAATGCAATGTCGAACTGACACCAATGCCGGGCAGCCCCTACACTCGGGCGACATTCGAGCGGGCGACGGTAAACGGCGTCACGGTGATCGTCGGGAGGTATTGGTAATGGACGCACAAAATCAAGTCACACAAAACACAGCGGATCGTGGCTATCGTGACGGCTGGACGGCGGAGCAGTTCGCGGCCCGACAGGTGTGCAAGCTAATAGAGGAGCTTGGGGAATTAGCGAGATGTTTTTGGCTACCAAAAGTTTCTCCGCGAACTCGTATAGATCAGCTTATGATTGATTTATCTGGAGAGGCCAAATGGATTTTTGACGATGATACTTTATGGGACGATCATCCAATCGACGGCGTTGGGATAGCAAGCACGATCTATGCCCGGTCCGAACTCGCTGACCTCCAAGTCGTCGTATTCAACCTCGCTGCCGCTCTAGCCGAAATCACCGGCGAACCGTTCGACGTGGTGCAGGCTGCGGTTGACAAGAGCACGGCTGATGTGAAGCGAGGGGTACGGTGAAATTCCAGACGATTCTGGCCGATCCGCCGTGGTGGTATGCAGACCAGCGCAAGATTCGCAAAGACGGCGCTGGCCCAACTCGCGGGATCGGTGCGTGTCATCACTACGACCAGATGAAAACAAAAGATATAGCAACGATCCCGGTTTGGAACATTGCCGCCGAGAGATGTCATTGCTACGTGTGGGCAACAATGCCACTCCTGCCAGATGCGTTTCACGTTCTGTCAACTTGGGGTTTTCGCTGGGCAACCGTCGCGTTTTGCTGGGTCAAGGTCAACTCCAAGCGGTTCGATGACGCGATCCTGGATGTGCTGCAGCCGACGATGCTGGACAATGGGCGTACGGTTGAAACGTTCCTCGACGCACTCACATTTTTTGGTCCTGGATTCTACACAGGCAGCAATATCGAGCTGGTATTGCTGGGCACAAAAGGGCAACCATTCAAGCACGCCGCAGGTTGCAAGGCGTCGCAGATCATTTATGCGCCACTGACAGAGCACAGCGCGAAACCTGACGAGGTACAAAGGCGGATCGCCTGGATGTATCCCAACGCAACGCCACGCCTTGAAATGTTTGGCCGGCGGTCCATTGACGGTTGGACGGTGATCGGGAACGAAGCGCCAGGGTACGAAGGCGAGGACATTCGAGATAGTCTAAAGAAGTTGGCAGAATGATCACTGCAACGCCACCCTGGAAAGACGATAAGCCATTCCACGCCCCAGCAGTGTTTACGCACGCGACGCGCGAGGAGATCGACGTGTGTCTGAATTGCACGTTACCGCCAGATGCCTGCAACGGTCCTGATTGCCCATTTCATTACTCAAAGCGGGACAAGGCAGAGTTGCGCCGGCGTATCGCTTACCTGGCGCATCAAGTGGGGAAAAAGCAGGTATATCGGGCAGTTGAGGCAATCAGGAAGGAGCTGGAACGATGAACGACTGGGAGCCAACGGTAGTTAGTATCGTGTGGTATGAAGATGATTTGATCGGCATTGATTGTCATTGCGGCGAATATATTGTTATCTCGACCGAGTGCGATTCAGATTGCCCTCGGTGCGGGCGCGTTTATAGGGCCAGTATTTCGATAGAAATACTGGTTAAGGACGGGGAAAAAGAATGAGACAGTCTACCAGAGCAGTTATCAAGGCGCTAGACGGCAGGCGTTTGACGGCGAGGCAAATCGCTGTCGAAATCGCCTACTGTCGAGGCGCCGTCAATTATGCGCTGACCGTCCTAAAAGCGACAGATCAGATATCCATCGTTGACGAGGACGCGCTAACTCCGGTCTATCAATTGACCGGGGAAGTCTGCCCGTGCTGCGGGCAGGTGATTCGATAGAAAGGGACCGAAGATGAACCAATACACGAGAACCAACCCGCCGCCCTATCCGTGGGTGAGCGTGGAAGATGAACTGCCACCACAACTTATACGAGTTTGGGCTGTGTGGCTTTTGGATAATAACAAAGTGCCAACCATCGCACGCTCTGTCTATGATGGCAAATGGCGAACGTGGGAGTTTGCATTTGACGCGAGAGATTGGCATGTCTCTCACTGGCAGTATTTGCCAGCACTGCCAGAATAGTTGACAAATTGTAACGCTACATTACAAACCTGTAATGATTCGCGGCGTTGGAATGTGGTATAATAGAGACACTATTAGATTGGAGTATGAGGGATGAAAGCAGAAATCGACGAATACGGAAACATCAAGATCAACATCATTGACCTGATCGACCAGCTAGATGACGAACAGAAGCAGGAGATCGCAGGGCATTTTGCCTGGCATTCTCCAATCTGGAATGAGCTGGTTCGAGCCGTTGCTGATGAATACGCAGCCGAGAATTTCAATAGCAACATTTACAAGATGCGTCTGGCATTTTTCCAGAGTGCCGACGTTCCGCGCACTTTGCGGCAAACCATCAAGGCGCTGCTCACAACTATTCTGCACTTGCAGCAAAGCGTCAGAGTATATACGAACGCAAACGGACAATGGCGGCAATGGTTTCACGAGCATCATCCTGGAAAAGGCGATCCTGTTCCATTTCCACGGCGGGAACTGGGCTGGCCCGATAACAAAGAGATTTCTGACTTTATGCAGAAAACGGGCATTGACGGGCTACTTGACAGGTGCGAGAAAGAGAAAACGTGTTAGCCCAACAACTCGCACTCCCAACACAGGAGCCGCCAATGACGCAATCGACTGACCTGCCGATCCTCACCATCACCAGAAACGGTGACGGCACTATCACACAAACCTATTCTGTCAATGGCGAAACCGTCACAATGCCACCATTTAGGCCAAAAATATCCAGTTTGCAGCGATGGCTTGAGGACGGTGAGGTGCCGGTGACGTGGGCGGACGGGGGGATGACGGTGTTTAGATTGGAGGAGGCCGACTAGTGCGGTATCTCGGTGGCAAGTCTCGACTTGGTAAACAAATCGCTTACGTCATTAATCAGATCCGCAAGCCCGGGCAATCCTACTGGGAGCCATTCTGTGGTAGCTGTTGGGTGACAATCCACGTTCACAACGTCGGCCCAATGTATGCCAGTGATGGGTGTTATGAGTTGATCGAAATGTGGAAGGCGCTGCAAAACGGTTGGCAGCCTCCGCGTATCGTGACAGAGGAAATGTATCAAGAGGCGAAAGCGGGCAAATTTGATCCGGCATTGACGGCGTTTATCGGGTTCGGATGTTCGTTTGGGGGTAAGTGGTTTGCGGGGTATGCGAGAGATCCGAAATCTGATCGCAACTATGCCGCCAATAGCGAGAACTCAATAATGAAACGCCTGATTGATTTGCGAGACGTTCGCTTCTTTTTCGCTGATTATCGCCGCCCAGCACCACAAGCCGAATGCCTGATATACGCCGATCCGCCATACGCCGGCACGACAGGTTATCACGCTGTTGATGGATTCAACACGGGCGAATTTTGGCAATGTGTCCGCAACTGGGCAACAACTGGTAATAAGGTCATTATCTCAGAATATGCTGCGCCAAATGATTTTGCTTGCATTCTAGAAATGCCAACCCGCACCGATCTAGAATCAGCAGGCGGTGGCAAAGATCCACGCATCGAGCGCCTATTCATGCACGAATCACAGGCGCATCTCTATTATGAGAATGTGCCAGAACAAATGGAGTTGGAATTATGACCGACAACGACAAACCCGATCATCTCGACGCAGCAAAAGCCGCCATTGACGCGGCGATAGCTGATTTGGAAACGCTCAAGGCTCGAATTGAGGCACTGCGGGCGGCAATTCGCGAGCTAGTTGACCTCGTGCCGGAATGGATGAAAGATGAAACCCCTTCTACTTGATACATTTTGTGGTGCGGGTGGGTGCTCAATGGGCTACCATCGCGCCGGCTTTGATGTGGTGGGCGTGGATATAAACCCGCAGCCGCATTACCCGTTTCCGTTTATTCTGGGTGATGCGCTTGAGGTGCTGCGCCGGCTGATAGCAGGCGAGGCAATACAGGCGAGCGATAGTAAATCGTACACGCTGGATGATTTTGCCGTGATACACGCAAGCCCGCCGTGCCAGGTTCACAGCACAATGACAAAACGATGGGGTCAGGACGTTGTACAGGGGCATGTCGATTTGATACCCGCAACGAGGGCAATACTCAAGGCAACAGGAAAGCCATATATTATCGAGAACGTCGAAGGCGCAAGGTCCAAGCTGATTTGCCCGGTTATGTTGTGTGGTACAATGTTTGGACTGGGTTCTATGGGCGCACAATTGCGACGCCATCGCTATTTTGAGTGTTCGTTTTTCGTAGGATTGACGCCGCCGTGCCAACATAACAAATCGTCGGCGATTGGTGTTTATGGAGGCGGGCAACATCCCCGGCGGCGCAAAACGATTGGTGTTTACGGGCATTCTGGCGGGCGTTCAAAGCGTGATAATTATATGGCCTTTGGCGTTGATGCAAGACGCGAGGCCATGGGTATCGACTGGATGACGCAGGATGAACTATCTCAAGCCATCCCGCCCGTTTACACCGAATGGATCGGACAGAAATTGCTTGAGGTGCTGCCAGAATGGATGAAGGAGAAAACGAAGAATGGATAGAATGCGTTTTTCCATAATCATGGCCGTCATCTTGTGGTCCGCTGCTTTGACAATGTGGGCCTTTCCAAAATGGGCAGCGTGGATATTTCTCGTCGTCGGCATTTACCTATTCATCTGGTGTCTGTGCGTTTGCGCGGCGCGGGGGGATGGGGAAGAAGGGATGCGATGAACAAATCCATCCGAATTGATATCGACGCCGAAATGTATCACAAAGCTGCCGAACTAGGTCGCAAATTTGGCCTGACGGCTGAGCAGGTATTAGAGACGGCGTTTTTAGAGTACGCCGAGGGAATGAGACCGGCAGAGGAACAGACAGCCGATACAGACGAATCCGCACCAAATGCTTGACAGGCTGGGCGGGATGTGGTATAATGAAATCGTAGCAACAAATGCCGTTCCCGCGGCAATAGACAGCATAGGCCGAAACCTGCACAATCGTGTGGGTCGGTGGTTAGCATATGTCGCCTATGCCTATCGCTGACCCGGGAACCGGCCCACACGATTGAGCGGGTTTTTTGTTTGAAAGGGGAACGAGATGGGCGCATTTTATGTATGTGGCAATATGAGGGAAGCACTTGAATCGAAACTCATTATTCATATTCGCTTGATGAATGACGAGTGGGTTAATATCTGGAAATTCAAAGATGTTGAAATTTCATTTTGTCCATTTTGCGGGCAGCGGCTCGAAGAAACGCCGGTATTTTATTAGGATTGCATTGAGCGATTTTATTTGAAAGGGGAAACAATGCAAACATATCACAAAATTCAAACGGTATATCTGAGAGACCCGACCACCAAGTACAAAACACTACTAGCGGGCCAGTTTGCTCGGCCTGAATTTGAATATCTCGCAACAAATGACTGGATATTCACCGAGAAAATTGACGGTACAAATATTCGCGTCAATTGGGATCTCGAAACCGTCACGTTTTGGGGTAGAACAGACAGGGCACAAATGCCAAGTTTTTTGTTGGACAAGCTCGCCGAATTGTTCCAGGCTGAAAGATTCCGACAGCTATATCCTGAAACGCCGATGCTTTTGTTTGGCGAGGGATATGGGGCAAAGATCCAAAAGGGCGGCGGTAATTACATTTCCGATGGTGTAGACTTTATCCTCTTTGACGTGATGATTTCTGAACATTATCTAAGCCGTGAAAATGTACAGGATATTGCTGATCATCTCGGAATCAACACCGTCCCGATAGTTGGGCGCGGCACTCTGTATGATGCTGTTGAGATGACTCGGATCGGCTTTAAATCTCGAATCGGATCGCAAATTGCAGAAGGTCTCGTAATGCGCCCCGCTGTAGAGTTAATATCTAGAACAGGGCAGCGCGTCATTTCAAAAATCAAACACAAGGATTTCTAGATATCATCTGAAAGGCGGCTGACATGCAAACCTTTCTTCCATACCCATCATTTACCGAATCCGCCCGCGTCCTCGACAATCGGCAGCCTGCCGTATGTGTGGCCGGGAGGATGAAAATGAACTTTCCCTTGACTTTTCGAGCGAGATCGGTTATAATAGAAATTGACAACCCGTTGGCGCGGGAAGATAAAAAACTCTGAACGTAATACCCGACTCGCTTATTTTGCGGGCAGGGCCTGTGTCGAATCGTACGTTCAGAGGCGATGCCGACCCGCCAACAGGACCTACCCGCAAAGCAAGTGAGTTTTTTATTTTAGAATGGAGACGACATGGCAGACACAAAACAACTAGCCCTATTCGACTATGATCAGCTCGACACGCCAACACGCGACTTCGTGCAGCAACGCACGGAGGAAATCCGCATCCTGGCCCGGCGGATGGCTAATGATATTGTCGGGATAGGTCAGCGACTTATCGAGATCAAGGCACGTCTGGGACACGGGCATTTTGGCGAGTGGCTGGAGTATGAGTTTTCGTGGTCGCATACTACAGCCTGGAAATTTATGAGGGTAGCTGAAGCGTTCAAATTTTCACATTGTGAAAATTTGACCATAGAAGCCAGCGCTCTCTACCTGCTAGCCGCCCCGTCAACCCCCAAAGAAGCCCGCGACGAAGCCATAGAACGTGCCGAACAGGGCGAGGAAATAACGCACGCCACCGCACAAGAGATCGTAGAGGAACACAAAGACGAGGAGCCGGAGGACGAGCCAGAGCCGATTCGCTTTGTCTGTCCTGACTGCGGACAAGTATTCTCGGATCACGTGTGGCATTGTTTCTATTGCCATAGCCATTGGGGAGACTCACAAACTTGGTGTGCAGCGTGCAACCACAAAAAGCCAGACCAGAAAGAGCACGCCGATCTGCTACGCCTTATGCAGAATGCGCCAGATCTGTTCCAGCAAGTGCAGCTTGGAGAGCTGACGATCCGGCAAGCCAAGTCACAGATCAACAGACAAGAGCGTGTTGAAAAAGTGCAAGAAATCAGCGACGGTAACACCGAGATCGATACAGACAAGAAATACCCCGTCATCTACGCTGATCCTCCCTGGCGATACGAGCACAGCAAAACAGACAATCGCAAGATCGAGAATCAATACCCAACTATGGAGCTGGCAGACATTCAGAAACTCCCCGTTTCCGAACTCGCAACGCCTGACGCCGTTTTGCTTATGTGGGCTACTGGGCCGAAACTTGCCGAGGCGATGACGGTGATTGAGGCGTGGGGATTCACATACCGCACAAGTATGGTATGGGTGAAAGACAAGATCGGCATGGGCTATTATGCCAGGCAGCGTCACGAGCTTTTGCTGATTGCAGCGAGGGGTTGCCTGCCAGTGCCAGAGCCGGCAAACAGACATGATTCTGTTGTTGAGTCACCGCGATTAGAACACAGCAAAAAACCGGATGTGTTCTATGAGATTATCGAGTCTATGTATCCAGAGTATGCAAAGATCGAACTGTTTAGCAGGAATAAACGTGAGGGGTGGGATAATTGGGGAAATCAGGCGTAACGCACGATTTTAAGGAGCGCCTTGCATACAGCGAGGCGGCAAGTTGTGAATCATTTTGGGATCAGGTATACAAAGAAGCATTCCCCTCGATGATATGGCACAAACAATGCACGGGTAATACAGAGGGACAGCATCGGGGCGTGGATCGCTTAATCTATCTAAAAAATGATCGTGTACTGAGAATAGATGAAAAGAAACGCGAGAAACAGTATAACGATATTTTGCTGGAATATGTTTCTGTTGACACGACAGGTGCGCCGGGATGGATTGAAAAAGCCTTAGCAATTGATTATCTTGCTTATGCATTTATGCCAACCCAAAGAGTGTATCTGTTTGACTGGCTTATATTGAAAAGATGTTGGCGCTATTATGGCGAGATATGGAAGCGAAAGTACAAAATTGTAAAAGCGAAAAATAGTAGGTATTATACACACAGCGTTGCTGTGCCCATCGATGTTCTCATGGACAAAACAAGCAAAGCAAGAGTTATTCAATTATAGCCAATAGGCAAAAAGAAAACCACATGGGCGAACAACTAGCAATCGAGGAGCAGCATACATGGCAAAAGCACTTTTACACGAATTAGGCAAATCACTATCATACGGACGCTTGACACTGCGGGCAAAAGTGCTTTGGCCGATGCTGCTGGCATCAAGCGATGACCAGGGACGTGGGCTGGCTGAGGCAGACTCGGTAAAATGGTACGTCTGCCCGAACGTGCCCGAGATCGCAATAGATGACGTGCCGGCGCTTTTTTCCGAAATGGCGCAGCAGGGCATGATCGTCACCTATGACACGGATCGGGGACTTGTCTACCAGATCGTGCGATGGTGGGAGTACCAGAGCCTCCAATGGGCCAGGCCGTCAAAATACGACGCACCGGAGGGCTGGACGGATCGCATTCGCTATAGCAATCGAGGTGACTGTCACGCCTGCAACTGGGACACGTGCGGCGGCTTTGATGCCCAGCCACGAGAAGAACCCCAAGAAGACGATGATACCCCGCAAGAAAACGAACCGGAGACGGTAGAAAACCAGGTAGAAAACTACGTAGACAACCAACCTAACCTAACTCAACCTAACTTAACTCAATCTAATTTAACTGATAAAAACCACGCGCCCTCCGGCGCGGTTGAAAAATCCCCTGAAAATCAGGGTGATCTAGAGCTATTCTACGGCGGGGACGTTCCAGAACAGCGAGAACGGTCCCCAGTAACCCCACCAGAACCCCGCGATGCTGTGGCTGATATTGTCGAACAGGCTGCAAAGCGTCAACGCGATCCGCTATGGTGGCTCAAGCCAGGTACATTTTGTGGGGATCATAATTATCTTGAACCATACCGGGCGTTTTGTGGTGTCATCCGGCGCGATCCGTCGCTCGTGGGGGAACACAAGACAAAAAAATGGCTGGCGCAGTTCGAGAAAATGGCCGTCATATCACCAGGTGGAGGGGATTGCGATCCGGTGATCATTCCGCCCGGCATTATGGCAGATGCGATTAAGGCCATCCGTGACGATTGGAATTTCCAGCACAGGCGATGGACGACGCCGTTTTCGAACACGTTTCGTGACGCGGTTGAGCTGGTTGCCGCGCAATTGATGAACGGTCAGAACGTTGACGGCGCACCACCGAAGCAGCCTATCGTCGTTAGTGTGCCGACAGGTGATCCGGGCTGGATGATAAAACCAACGCCCGAAATGGCTGCTGCACGAGAGCGTGCTAGGAGGAGAGTAGAGAGTGGCGTCTTTTGATGAGGTTTCCAGCGTTATTGATTACCTGATTAGCCTCTATCCGTATCTATCGGGAAAATTGACGGCTGACAGAATAGAAAATATGTACGCTGCCTATCACGGCATTTTGTGTGATATGGAGTATGCCAACCTGAAAGCGGCGGCGGTCCACGTCGCCGCAACGCACAAATTTTTCCCAGCAGCCAGCGAGATCAGGGAAGCCGTTTTCCATTTGATGACGGTCGCCAACCACGTCCCCAGTGCGGATGACGCGTGGGCTGAGGTGTCTAAAAAGTTGAGATCACAACACGCGGCCACTATCATCGGCGAAACGGAGGACGGCGCAGTCATTATCACTTCAGGCACATTGGGTGTTGACGAAAACGGATTCATTATTGAACATGAGCCGCAGTGGTCTACGCCCCTGATTCACAATGCCATAGACGCGATTGGCGGATGGCGTTATTTGCGCTCGAGCTGTGACGCGATGGCGGATAGTGTGCATTTCAAAAAGGCCTATGATGGATATTTCGAGCGCAACAAAGAGGCAACGTTGATGCTACCGGCTGTACGCCAGGCTGTTGAAAAGCTGGCCGGGGCAATGCGTCCGCGGATCGAGGCGGGTCATGACTGCTAACGTCACCCGCCTGCCCACCGATCTTCCAGTTGGAACCATTGGCGAGGTCGGGCGCGTCGGCAATCGCGGCATCGTCCTGGCCACGGTAGACGGTGACGGCACGCCTGGCGCGGCTTGGTTTACATTCGAGCAAATCGAGGCGATGGGGCTGATGCACGTGCCAATTGGCAAGATCGTGGTACAGGTGGTTAGCGTGGAGTTGAGATTAGATTAGAACGGAGGTAGCGTGCGTGATCTTTGAAACGCTCTACGAAAGTGCGCAAAGAGGCGAATTGCTTTTAATAAATGGCGGTTTTTGTCACTGGCACCTGCGCCGAGACAAACAATTGACCATCCGTGAAATCATCAGCACCCGACCAGGTGCAGGGACCGAGATGCTCGAAACACTCAAACAAATGCCGGGCGCGCAATCCATTTTTGCCAAATGCCCCGTTGACCTGCCGGCCAACAACTGGTATCGCCGGCGAGGATTCACATGCGAAGGAACCCAGACCACTCGCACGGGAAGGAAACTCAACCAGTGGCGACTCCAACTCTGATCTATTGCGGTGGCGGCAACCCGCGATTTTATGAAATCGCCACCGCTGCGGGATTCAAATACGGAGCTCAATTACCCAACACGATCTACGGACCGCTTTACTTTGCCGATCAGGACTGGAAGCAACCAGATCGAGATCGGTACATGACCGCCCTGCAACAACACCGCCCCCACATGGCCAGCGTCTTGGACCTGGAGAGGAAGGATCAATTATCCGAGGTCCTGAGCTGGGCCGAAGAGGCCGCCCAGTTTGTCAACGTAGTCATGATCATTCCCAAGGTCAGCGGGATCATTCCCTGCCTGCCCCGCACCATTGCCGGCGCCGAGATCCGTCTCGGCTATAGCGTACCCACCAAATACGGAGGGACGCAACTCTTTGCCAGTGAGTTTACCGGTTGGCCCGTCCACCTACTCGGCGGTTCCCCACACAAACAGATGGAGCTATCCGCCTACTTTGATACCGTCAGCGTCGATGGCAATATGTTTATGAAGATGGCGACAAATTTTTGCTCGTTTTTTGAACCAAACAGAAAGAAATACCGCCGTGGGCATTGGCCCACTCTCCCTGAAGCGGACGGCAAGAAATGGGGTGACGATGCGCCTTATGAAGCATTCAAGCGCTCATGCAAAAACATTATGGCAATGTGGTGTTCATTCTAGCCGTCACGGGCAGCAGTTGATCAAGATATTGGAATTGGGGGCGATTCCATGACTTGGCTTCACCGCCTCATTGCCAATGCCTGTCACCGGCAGTGCGTCTGCTCTCTCGACGCCCTGCTGATTGACGCGCTTGGTGTCCTGTTCGAGGCGTCGCTACCGCCGGCGGTCAGAATGGCGTGGTGGCAGGTGAAAAAGCTTGGAGAGCTGGTGTGATCTTTTTCATATCTGGCCGCCTGCCTGGCCTCAACGCCGTCATCGAGGCCAATCGGCGCAACCGCTACGCCGGGGCCGAGACGAAAAAGAACGCGACACAGAGCGTCTTATTGCAGGTGCGCGATGTGCAGCCGATTCACGGCTGTTGCGATTGGTATTTCATGTGGCATTGCTCGGATCGCCGCCGCGATCCTGACAATATCGCCAGCGCCGTCAAATTTGTGTTTGATGGCCTGATCGCCGCTGGAGTGATTGACAATGACGGCTGGAAGCAGGTCCGTACCATTACACACCGTTTTGTGGTGGACCCGGGCAACGTGGGCGTTGAGGTCGAGGCGCGGGAAATTGGGGATTGACAGGGGTATTTTTTTGTGTTATAATTAAACTAGGTTAAATGTTAGCAGAAAGGGGACGCAATGAAAAACGCTTTTTTGGGGTTCAAATTGGAACAGGGGTTAAAGAACGATCTAAAGGCGCTAGCGGATTCTGAGGATCGCACAATGTCACAGATGGCCGTGATTTTGCTACAAGAGGCAATGGAGAGCCGTCGGCGCCGGCAGATCGTTCGTCAGGAAACGGCGCAAGAGTTTATGGCACGGTTGGACAGGCGCGTCGAGCGAAAACGACAAGAGAACATTTAGAAAGGAAAAAAGGATGACAGACGAAAAGGCATTGACGACAACCGGCAAGACGGTCACAGTTTACGGTGAGTCAGGAGACGTGGCTGCATTGCAACAGCGGATCATGACAATGTTGCCGCAGGTAGCAAAGATCGGACCACAGGCAGCATACGGATTGGCGCAGGTCTCGCTAGCGATGGGCCTAAATCCATTTATTGGCGAGATTTGGGCAATCCCAAGCAAAAGCGGCGGCTATGCCATCAGTGGCGGTATCAAGGGCATGCGCCGCAGCGCCCACAAAAAGGCAGAAGAGGACGGCGGCATGTACACCACCGAATTTCGTAGACCGACAGATGACGAAATCGAAGGCTTGACCGTCAACCAGGGCGACATTGTGCGGGCTTGTGACGTGTATGTTTCCGGGCGGCGTGCCGAGGCATTCCGAAAACTGACGGGCAAGATCCCAATGTATACAGGAATCGGTGTTTATCGCAAAGGCGAAAGTACACGCATGAATCCGCTCCAATGCGTCAGGAAGCGAGCCGAGGCAGACGGATTAAAACAGGCATTCGATCTGCCGCTTGCATTTAGTGAGAATCACGACGATGTCGATTTTATCGAGCCGGACGTGTACGACGCTGATTATGTTCCTGATGGAAGTGACACAACAGCGCCAATCGCTGTTGATGAGGTGTTTGGAGAATACGAGCACGATGGCGATCATGATATTCCAGGAGAGAAAGCGCCACGCGATATGGCCGCGCCGGCCTGGGTAACGAACCCAAGCGAAACAAAGAGATTTTATATCTGGCTGAATAATCAGCAGCTTCCAAACGGCAAGATCATCACCAAGGGCCAGATGTACGAAGCCATCGGGGTACAGTCTAGCCTAAAAGAATATACCGGGACTATCGGCGAGGCAAAACAAGCGGTGCTTGATTTTGTCGCCAATTGGACGCCAGAATCCAAAGACTAGCCACCCACCACACCGGCAGTACCCTCGCGGCGCTGCCCGGTTGAAAGGGGAAACATGAGGCCATTTAGCTGTGGTACGCAGTTTGGAGACTGGGAAGGTGCAAATTGTTGCAGATGCAAAAAAGGCGCACCAGATGGGTCGTGGGCTACTTGCCCTATCCAGGCGGCATTGATTGAGGCGTATTTGGGAGATGGTGAAATCAGCGACGAAATCGCCGACAGGATGGGGCGCGCAAACGGGCGCTACAATTGGCCCTGTGGCGAAGTCGAATGGACAGAGGAATGGAAATCTGAATGGCTATCAAGGCAGGCAGAGCCTGAATGACACTCTTTTCTCGCGCCGTCGATCTGTACAATCAGCGCAAAACGCCCGAACAGGTACGCAGCCTGTTTCGGGAAATAAACGAATTCGTCACCTTGTCGCAACGGTTCGCGCGTGGGAAGGTGTCGTTTTGGCAGTGGCGGCGAGCGTTGGAGAAAGTGAAAAAAGAAATGGAGAAATAGGATGAAAGAATACCCGTTTTTGTGCAATGCGCGAACGGTCCGCGCTATTTTGGACGGCAGACAGACGCAGGATCGGAGGCCGATGAAAATCCAGAATTTCAAGCTGGATGGTGGCGGCCATCCATATATTGACATGGGGTATCCAGATGAGTGGGATGGTGCTGGAGTAAGACGAGACATTCACTATCCGTGGTATCCAGGCGATCATTTGTGGGTGCAAGAGGGATACAGGATCAAATATCACAGCGGGTCTATCGTCAGCGGGATCTATTTGGAAGACGAAGCACCATTCCGGGTTACATTGACACCAGAGGAATATGCCAAATGGTGTAAGCGAAAATATCCCTATCGTGCTTCACCTGGGCGATTTATGTACAAAAGCCTGTCGCGCATAACGCTAGAGGTCAAGCGCGTGTGGGTTGAACGGGTGCAGGATATAAATGAGGATGACGCGAAAGCTGAGGGCGTGAACCCGATGATTTGGATTAACCACGGAGAACATGAACCAGCCTATTGTGTAATGTTTTGGGCACTCTGGGATTCAATCTATGGCAAAACCGAGTACAGATCGGATGCTAATCCCTGGGTATGGTGTCGTGAATTTGAAAGGGTCAAGCTTTGAAACGTTGCTCAACCTGTCATGCTGAGGTCTGCCATTTTTGCCTGCATTATGCTTTCAATGGGGCAGGTCCAGACGGGCAGGTATATGTCGGTGATGGGTTTTGCCGGTTGAACGGCGAGGCCAAAGAACCAGATGGTGGGCTGAATTGTGATAATTTTGTATGCCAGAAATGGCTGGAAGAAAGGATGACGATGATTGACGAGGTGAGGCTTGAGAAAATACGGGCGCGATGTGAGGCGGCGACGCCTGGACCGTGGAAGGCGATATCCGCATACTGGCTTGAAACTGAGGATGAGGAGCAATTTAGGGTGTATGATATTGAGAACCAAAATGGGGATGTCACAATCGCCCATACTTCTGTGCTGATAGGTAAAAATGATGCCGACTTTATCGCTCGCGCCCGTCAAGACGTTCCCGATCTACTCGATGCGATTGACAACCTACAAGCCGAGAATGAGAGACTACGGGAAACGCTAGAACGGGCAGAAAAAGCCGTATGTTTTGGCACACCGGCGAATTGCGATTCGCATTGCCAAATTTGTGGTCGGTACGAAGGCCACTCCGACCACTGCCCGTTCAAGGTGCTGGAATCCTAATGCTGCTATAATCACGCAAGCCGCCAGGTCATCGGCGGCTTTTGCTTGACAATTAGCATATCGCGTGGTATACTAATAGCGGGGGGATGATCTGATTTTTCATTCATTCCAGGGAGCGAATTATGACAAAGCAGCTTTGGATCGCAATTATCACGTTTGTTGTAAACGTGATTTTGTATTTTGGATCAAAATATTTTGATCCCTCCATTGCAGAGGACATCAAATTCGTCGTTAACGCCGCCAATATTCTGGTCGGCGTTATTTTGTTGCACTTTTACGGTGCTGATGCGATGCTCGCCCTAAAGGCCGCCATTCAAAAGTCGAGCAAATAATAAGGCGGCGCACAGTGGAAAGCCTCGGAGAACTCGGGCGCGAATATGGACCGTGGATCATCATCGTCCTATTGCTCCTTACCAATGAAAAAGCGCAGAACTTTATTCGCGGCATCGTCGGCGCGATAATTCCGGCCTGGGGTGAACGCTGGAAGGCACGGCAGGAGAGAGAACGCTACGAGCGCGAACGGGGCGAACGTGAGCGCATCGAGTCATTGTTACTGGCCAAAGACACGATGGCTGATTATCGCCAGGAAATGAAGGACATGAAAGCGGAGCGTGAGCGCGAGCGTGAATCATTCCGCATGGAGCGCATGGCCTGGCGAAACGAACAACTGGCAGAGCGTGCCAAGACGCTGGATGTCGTCAAAGGTTACGAAAAAGCTATGGCAGTTTATGTTGAGGTGATGCGTGACCAGTCGGAGCTGCTGCGGCAATTGGTCGACAGGGCCGACACTCACGATAATGCGCTGAATATACTTTCGCAGAAAGTAAACCAATTAAGCGAGAAAATGGCATGACGAAAAGCCTTGATCCAAAAGTTCAATTTATCCGCGATATGCGCGAGCAGATCATTAACGAGGAGCTGCCCGCTATTTCACGCTATTTACTCGATTTGGAGAAAATAGCACAAAATGGAAATGCCCGCATCCAGCGGGCGATAAGAAGCATTGAACTTGAGGCGGTTGGTCAAGACGAGATCATCATCGAGGGCATCCGGGCTATATATCGTCTGCGGAATATTATCCACCAACTCCTGAATGCAGATTTGATCATGGAGCTAATCCAGGGTATCGAAGATGACGAAGAGCCAAATGATCTTTAGCGTGGGGGGCGGGGAGAGGGCGTGAGCCGACAAAAAACGGTTGACACCTACATAATGAAGCGCGGGCACAAATATCTGGTGCGCCTGCCTAAAAAGATTTTGGAGTGCGAATATCTCGCAACATTTGAAACGCTCGAAGAGGCGCAAGCTGCGCGGGATCGAGAACTCAAACGCGCAGAACTTGCACAGAGTAAACCCAAAGTCGAAGGCTTAACAAACGAATATCAAGGGAAAACGGTTGATGATTTGTGGTCAGATGCTTATAGTGCACAAGTAGTTGCAGAAAAGCGGGAAGCACTGAGGCAGGCACAAAGAATTACCATTCCTGGGCCAAATCAAGCATTTGGCGTCGCGTGGTTGTCCGATTTTCATGTTGGCAGTGACGAGACGGATTATCGGTCACTCAGGCGCGATTTTGAGATTGTGCGAGACACGCCGCGATTGTATGCAGAATTTCACGGTGACGGAACGGACAACTGGATCAATGCCAAGTTGTCTCATTTGCAACGCGGGCAGGCGTTGCCATTCGATGGCGAGGTACGGTTATTTGCCGATTTGATGGCAATGCTGCACGATAAATGGATCGCCATTGTCTGTGGCAATCACGACAATTGGACGCGAAAACTTGCCGGGATTGATCAAATACGGCAGGCGCTTGACGGGGCGACGGTCCTGTACGATACAGACGAGGTGTGCTTTGTTCTGGCGCACGGTGAAAATAGCTATCGCGTCAAAATGCGCCACAAGTGGAAATATTCGAGTATTTTCAACCGTACACATTCGATAGAGGTCGGCTGGGTGCGCGGTGGGTATGATTTTGACATTGGCGTGGGTGGTCATACGCATATCGGGACGTATGACAGATCGTTTCATCGGCACGGCAAAAGACGGCACGCCATTTTAACAGGGACATACAAGGTAATCGGTGGAGCCTTCGGGCGGCAAATTGGGGTCGCAAAGTCGCAGAATCGCGGATGCGGCGCAAGCATCTTTTATCCAGATGGCCGATACGCCTTTTTTGACGATTTGGACACGGCGGCAGAATTTTTGAAATATCTAAATAGGTGATCCATCCTTTTCCTCCTTTCAATGGGTGGGGTGCGAGCTTTCTACCGCCCCCACCCAGAAAGGGAACGAAACGAGGTGCAAAATGAGAAAATTGAAATTTCGTTGGATTAAACCAGTTGCCAGCGGCAAATTCAAATTGATCAAGCCGCGATCCGTCTCGGGCAAGTTGGTGCTGGTTCGACGGTAAAATAACCCGCCGTCAGTACAGAGCCGACTTGGGCCGATCAAGGCTGGGCGGTTACGAGTATTGACGGCGGGAATTCGGGATAAAGGGGACACATGGCGTTAATCGACTATAGCGAACTAAAGGCGAAATTGGACGAACTGACGGCAGACGTTGCAAGTCTATCATCTGACTTGATGGATGTGGCAGCACGGGTGGTCAATATTGAAAGCACGCTGGTCAGTTTCGAGGCGCGGCTAGTTGAGTTGGAGGAAGGCGCCCCAATGCCGCCGCCAATGGGGACGTATTACGTCGCGCCAAATGGCGACGATGACGGCGACGGCAGCCCGGATGATCCGTGGCTGACGTGGAACTGGGCCAGGCAGGTGCTTGAGCCAGGCGACGTGCTGGTGCTACTGCCGGGTGATCATGGCGATTTTCTCGATAACACCGGCAGCGAACATAAAATGGTTTTCGCCGGCACACCCGAAAATCCGATCACCATCTGGGGCGATGGAGCAACCATTCCCTATGTCACGCTTGAGGGTGAATACGGCATCCTCGACGGGATCAGCGGATCGTATCTGTTCAATCGCTGCAATCACCTAAGCCTGGAAAACTGCACGTTTCACACCGATTCGAGTCGCTTTAACGTCATCACCCTCTTTCACGACCACCATCACATCATCATTGACAACTGCGATATTTCAGGGTCAGAACGATCATGCATTGACACCCTGGGCGTCTCGGATGTGATCATCCGCAACTGCCACATCCACGACTGCAACCGGGCCATTCAGATCAAAAAGGGAGCGCTCAACATCCAGGTGATCGGCTGTGACATTCACGATTTCACCGAGGGCGCCATCATGGGATTAGGCACGACCTGCACCGGGGACTGTCAGGTGACGGGTGCATCGTGGGTGCGCGATCCAGAGATGCCGATTTCGGATAGATACCAGGCGAAAAATGTTACCATTAGCGGTAATACTATCCACGATGGCTACTCGTGGGTAACTGTTCGCCTCGGCGGATGGCGCGATTATACAATCATCAATAATGTATTCGAGGATCTGGACAGGGCTGACAAATTGGCTTATGTCATCCGCATTGACTCCCAACATTGGGAGTTCAAGGACGCGATGGCGCTGGCCCACGAGCCGCACCGAGATTGTGACGCGCCTTGTTCGTCCAGTGAGTGCAACCGGATCATTCTGCCCTCTGGTCCGGGCGGCGTCATCCAGAATAACATATTTCGCAATTTCGGCGGCGAGACGCTGCTTCGCGTGCTATCGCCATGCTATATTCCAAATATGGATTATAACGAGGTTGAGGACGGTGCCTATTCAGCACATGGCCCGTCGGATGCATACATGTTGCACGGAGTGGATTACGCACCGGGCGAGGTGCCCGGAATAGAGGGGCATACAACGTATGGATAACGAGAATACGTATCAGATAGACATCGGTGATCTAATCGCCGTGGTTGGCATTATCGGGCTGGTTTTTTGCCTCGTGATTCGGGCAATGTTTGGGGGATAATGTGGAAACGATTTTATTTGACGGGTTTGAACTCGGGTTTCATGACCAGGATGGCATTTCAGAGCTGACCATTCCGAATGGTTGGCATATTGACTGGATTGAGGGCGATGGTTATTCCCGCCCTGAGGCCGATGAAAAGAGAAAACCTCAACCCGAGGTTTTCAGCGGTCACAGTGCTGCGTCCATTCAAACCACCAATGGGCATAAACATAAAGCCGTATTGTGGCGGCGTTTCGCCGCAGAACCGGGCAAGATGTACCGAGCATCGGTTCAGGCAATGGGCCTCACGCACACCGAAGGCGACAGCGGCGCGGGTATGCGCGTTGGATTCGATCTAGAGGGAAAATATCGCTTGACAGATGAAACATTCACGAAATGGGGCCAATGGTACGACCAGTACCATAAAGATGAAACTGACCCCATTCCCTGGCGAGACGGAAAATGGGTTGAGTTGTCTTGTGTCGCCGAGGCCAAAAGCGATTGGATCACGGTGTTTCTGTGGACTTCGTGCGACTGGCCTAAGGGCGCGATGGCCCATTTTGACGACTTTTTATTGCAGGTCGAAGATGACGAATCGCCGCCAGAAAATGG